GACGTTCTTCGACGAAACGGGCGTGCTAAGAACAGCAAACAACGATGTCCCACGCTTCGACTACAACCCTGCTACGCTGGCGGCTCAGGGGCTGTTGATTGAGGAGCAGAGGACGAATCTGCTGTTGCAGAGTGAGGCGTTTAATACCACTTGGACGACTTCAAACGCAAGCATTACCGTTAATTCAACGACTGCACCCAGCGCGACAACCACGGCGGATACGTTGGTTGAGGACATTGCGACCAACTTTCACTACGTTCAGCAAACCGTTTCCGGCACGACCAACACGAACAACTACACGATGTCGTGCTTTATTAAAGCGTCGACACGAACTGCCGCACGGATTGCAATCGTCGAAGGCACTACCTTCTCCCGGCAGGTTCGGGCAACTGTTGATTTGTCGGCGGGCACTGTTGTTGGCGCTGCGCTGAATAGCGCGACCCTAACTGCCGCAACCATTCAGGCGGTTGGCAATAGTTGGTACAGGGTAACCGTTGCGGGTGTTTTGGGTGGCACCGACACGAATATCCTTTGCGTTGTGTACGTCGGGCAAAACACGGCAACTTTTAGCTACACCGGCGATGGAACGTCTGGCCTGTTCCTCTGGGGCGCTCAACTCGAAGCCGGAGCCTTCCCCACCAGCTACATCCCCACCACCACCACAGCCTTGACCCGTGCGGCAGATGTGGCGAGTGTGAATACGTTGAGTCCTTGGTTTAATGCGACGGCCAGCACCATTTACGCGGAGTGGACGAACATTGCTGCGGCGATACCGACGGGCGCTTTGCAAACAGTTTCAGAGATTACTGAAGCAACACAAAACAATTTTTACCGACTTTTCCAAAGTCAAGGCGCTGGAACGAAAGCATCCACCAATATGTTTTCTGGTGGCGTAAACCCGGGGCGTATTGATGCAGGAGGCGCGTATTCAAACGCTACAATAAAAGCCGCATCTGCCTTCGCTGCGTCGGATCGAGCACTGTCAGCGAACGGCGGCGCTTCCGTTACTTCTGCAACGGGTGCTTTGCCTGTGGGAGTAACAGTATTTAATCTTGGTCATACTGGTTCTGGATTAAACAGCGTCAACGGCTACCTCCGCCGCATCGCCTACTACCCCGTGCGCTTGCCCGACGCACAGCTCCAAGCCATCACCGCCTGAGGAGCACACATGAGTCTTTCACAGAACTACCCAACAACAAGACCCACTCTGACGCTTGACTTTGCCAAGGCTAAGCGTGTTGATCCGCGTGTGACGTTCACCAGAGCCAGCACAGCGACCTATTTCGACGCCTCTGGCACGCTGCGTAGTGCTGCTGACAATGCTCCTCGCATTGACTTCAATCCGTCTACGCTGCTGTGTCAGGGGCTGTTGATTGAGGAGCAGAGGACGAATTCCATTCGGAATAACACGATGGTTGGGGCTGTTGCGGGGACGCCAGGGACTGCTCCGACGAATTGGTTTTTTTCCGTAGCAACGACTACTGGTTTAACCACAGAGGTAGTTGGAACTGGTGCCGAAAGTGGTATTACTTACGTTGACTTGAAGGTATCTGGAACTGCTGTTGGGGCTGGTTCACTTACGATTGCTTTTGAGCCGAACACGCAAACAGTTGCGTCACAAAATCAAGTCTGGACCGTTTCAATGTATCGTCGGCTTATGGCCGGATCATTTAATGGTTTAACTCCGACGATAACAAACATTTTCTTAAATAGCTACACAGCAGTTGGCACATTTGATGCAGCCTCCACAAGTCAAGTACGAAGCGAAGCTACTCCAACCAGCGCTGCGCTGAATACGCAGCGCTCTACTCTCACAGGCACACTAAGCAGCGCCACAACCGCTAGAGTAAATGCGGGCATGTTTTTTAGCATTGCCAACGGCGCGGCCATCGACATCACCCTCCGCATCGGCCTACCCCAGCTAGAACTCGGCGCATTCGCCACCAGCGTCATCCCCACCACAACAACAGCCCTGACACGCAGTGCTGATGTTGCCAGTGTTACGACGCTGAGTCCTTGGTTTAATGCGAGTGAAGGGACGTTGTTTGCGGAGGCCCAGTGGTTTGGCCTTTCCACAAATGATTATTACGCGGCGTTAAATGACGGCACTGCATCTAATCTAATTGGTATTGGTGTAGCGTCTTCAGGCTCTTGGCGGTTTTTAGTGAACAACGTCGGGAATATTGAAGCTAGTATTTCTTTTGGCGTTGTAACGGCAAACACTGTTTTTAAACATTCAGGAGCATATAAAGTAAACGACTTTGCTGCGTGCGTAAACGGGGGGTCTGTAGGAACGGACACAAGCGGCGTGGTTCCGTCAGGAATTACTACACTGTCGCTTAACGCAAGCCACCTCACTACCAATCAATTTAACGGCTACCTCCGCCGCATCACCTACTACAACACCCGTCTTCCCAACGCGCAGCTTCAAGCGCTAACAGCCCCGTGACTCCCGACCCCTTCAACGCCCTGATTGAGGAAACCGACCCCGCAGTGCTGGCTGAAGGGCATCGTTGGGTTCAACAACATTTTTACAACGAGTTGGCTGCTGAGGTGGCGGACCTAAAGCAGACCAGCGGAGAGCTTTGCGAAGTCTGCGGCTGGCGGTTTGTTGTGCCGGGGCGCGGATGCCTAAACTGTGAGAAAGGATGACCATGTACACCGATTACTTCCTGAAATTCAATGACGCCGATGAGGCCAACGAAGTCTTGTTCGATGACGAGCGTCCAAAGTACGCTGCGATTGACGTCATTGGCCAGATGTACAAGGCCACGGGCCAGACCATCCAAACTGATGACGGTGAGAACTACTACACCAGCGACGTGATGGAGTCTGTCCCCGGCTGGCACGTAAACGTGCGCCACACCAGCGAAGCGCCTGAGCTGAAAAAATACCGGGTCTACCCGAAGACTCCGTCGAGGATGTGGGCCTGAGCCCTTTTCTTTGGCGCGGCGTCGTGGTATAACACGACCGATCCGAGACCCATCACAGCCCGCCGACTGACTCGGCAGACCTCCCTCAAGGACGGCGGGTGCAGATTGAGGAGCCCCCATGTCATTCTCGACCTTCTCCGGCCCGATCCGCTCAGGTACGCAACGCTACGGCGCAGACCGCAACACGGGTCTGGTGCTGCTTACGCAGTCCGCTACCATCAACATGTCGGGTGTGGCGTTGACTTCTGCGGCTCCGGCTCAGAATTTGTTCACGCTGCCTGCGGGGTCGAAGATCGTCTCGATCATCGCCGACAAGACCGTGGCGCTGGCGGGCAACTCCATCTCGCAGGTTGCGATGATTGTGGGCAATGCGTCGGACGACAACCAGTATCTGGAGTCGGTGAATCTGGCAACGACCAAGGGCCGTGCGGCTCAGGCTACGGTCGACGCGGGGCTTCAAGTGGACGACTGCGACAACATCGGCACCTCTGATGTCATGCTTCAAGCCACGTTCACGGCGACGACGGGCAACGCCACGTCGGGCCAGATCGTGGTCACGGTGAGCTACGTCCAGCGTCAGCCTGATGGTTCAGTGAACCCGACCGAGTACCAGAACTGATTCTGACGCCCCTCCGGGGGCGTAGCCCCCAGGGGCAGGAGTAGCTATGGCCAAAACGAACTATTCCCCCACGTTCCCAATGTTCCCCGGGGATGCGGCTGCTGTCACGCCCAGTGATACGGTGGATCTACCTGAGCCGTCTGTCATCTATATCGGTACTTACGGTACAACGGGTGCGGTGAAGGTCACCACGGCCCAGGGTAGTGATGTCACTTTTGTCGGTGTGCCGCCCGGGTTCGTGATCCCGGTGCAGGTACGGCGCGTGTGGAGTACGGGCACTACGGCGTCTGACATCGTCAGGATCTTCTGATGTCGTTTTCTTACAGCTTTGCGCTCCCAGCATGGCGGTACGGTGCGGGCGCGTATGCCCCACCGTATAGCTTTTTGTTGCTCGAAAGCGGAGACTTCCTGCTTCAGGAAGACGGTTTCAAGATAGGTTTGGAGGCTAACAATGGCTGACGCAAAGATTTCCCAACTCCCGGTAGCTACCACTCCGCTGGCGGGCACTGAGCTTGTCCCTCTTGTTCAAGGCGGGGTGACTGTTCAGTCCACGGTTGACAAAGTCCTGACCGGCACGGTGCCTTCGGGCACCGCCAACGGCGTGCTGTTCCTCAACGGCAGCAAGGTGGTGACGAGCGGGAGTGGGTTGGTTTTTGACTCCTCCGGCAACCTCGGCCTGGGGGTGACGCCGAGTGCTTGGAGCGGGCTTAAAGCGTTAGAGATTGTAGGTGTTGGGTCAAGTCTAGCGTCTGCGTCAAATAACAACCTTTACTTATCAGCAAACGCTTGGTATGACGGAGCTAATTGGAAATACGGCACATCTGCTGAGGCGACTCAGTATCAGTCTTTCACAGGCTCTCACAAGTGGTACACCGCCCCCTCCGGCACCGCAGGCAACGCGATCAGCTTCACGCAGGCGATGACGCTGGATGCGAGTGGGAATTTGCTGGTGGGGACGACTATTCCAGCCTACCCGACTGCTGGCCGTGGTCTTATTGAACTCAATGGGTCTAGCACTTCTTTATACGCACTAAAAGTTGGAGATACGGCTTATGGTTACTTGGCTGCGTCTTCATCAATCACAGAATTGGCGGCTAATGGTGCTTCTCAGCCTTTAGTATTTACCACCAACAACACCGAACGCGCCCGCATCCCCGCCGCTGGCGGTATGGTAGTAGGTACCGCAGCCCTCACCACAACCGCCACAGACGGTTTCCTCTACGTCCCAACCTGTGCAGGCACGCCCACGGGTACGCCGACGACGCAGACTGGCACTGCACCTATCGTCGTTGACACCACGAACAACAAGCTGTATTTCTACTCTGGCGGTCAATGGCGTGACGCTGGGCCGTGAATCTAGCTTTGAAAGGAACTCACCATGATCATCAACTGGACCATCGAGTGGATGAAGACCACTCCCACAACGGCAACACCGCCTGAATACGTCATTTCGTGTGGCTGGCGCTGCACTGGCACTGACGGCCAATACACTGGCACGGTGTATTCGTCCTGCTTTTTTACGCAAGAAAGCGACACTTTTACCCCCTACGCCGATCTGACGCAAGATCAAGTGCTGGGCTGGGTGCGGTCTTCTGGCGTCAACAAGGACGCCACTGAGGCTGCTGTCGCTGGTCAGATTGAGAACCAGATCAACCCCCCGGTCATTCAACCTCCGCTGCCGTGGCTGGCCCCGGCCCTCACCAAGACCGTTACCACCAAGGCTTGACATGCAAGACCTGAAACTGACCCTTTCTGACCTGTCTGTCAACGACGTCAACCTCATCATGGCGGGGCTGGGCAAACTCCCTCTGGAGGCCGTTGTCGACCTCTGGTCGCGCATCAAGGCGCAGGGCGAAGCGCAGATCAACCAAGAGCCCGCAGGGCTGACGGACTGAGAACATCATGGCTAAGACACCTGCTTGGTCTAGGGCTGAAGGTAAATCAGACGCCGGTGGTCTCAACGCCAAAGGCCGCGCCAGCTATAACAAAGCTAACCCCGGAAAGCCGGGGTTGAAGGCCCCACAGCCTGAAGGCGGGCCTCGTCGTGACTCCTTTTGTGCCCGGATGAAAGGCATGAAGGCGAAGCTGACAAGCTCCAAAACGGCAAAAGACCCAAACTCTCGTATCAACAAAAGCCTGCGGGCGTGGAAGTGCTAGGCGGAGCCGGTATGGACGCAACTCTCCTATGGAACACCCTTCTGACTGTCCTTCTGGGCGTGGTGGCGTTCTTCATGGCCGCTAAGTTCCGTGAACTTGACCGGCTCAGTATCTTGCTCAACCGGACACGCGAGGAAGTTGCCCGGGACCATCTCACCCGCGCAGAGTTTCGTCAAGACATGAAAGAGCTGCTCGAACGCTTTGACAGGCTCGAAGTCAAGATCGACAATCTCAAGAACCGCCCCAACCTGGGCTGACCCTCACTGGAGTTCAAGATGGCAACGAAAAGCGGATCTGGATGGCAGATGGTCCCTGACCCGGACTACAAGGACGGCAAGCCGACCCCACCGCAGCCCCCTGCGCCACCCCCACCCAGCAAGCGCAAGCCTGCTCCCAAGAAGTACGCCAACGGCGGTGTGACCCGCGCCGACGGTTGCATAACCAAAGGCCCTACCAAGGGAAGGAAGGTGTGAGATGATGAAGAAGCCCCCGATGTCCGCCAAGATGCCTCCCAAGGCGAAGGGCAAGAAGGAACTTCCGTTCTTCATGAAGAAGGACGCCAAAGCCAAGCCCAAGAAGATGATGGGCGGCGGTAGCTGCAAGTGAGGTAGAGATGGTAAACCCCAACTACGCCAAAGATGCGGCGTCGACTCCTGGCGCGAAAAGGCTCCGGAAGGAGCTGGCAGACGTTCTTGAGCCCAAGAAACCGCGCTGGAAGTCGGAGTACAAGGGGCCCGATCCCGACCGTCAAAAGATCGACGGGAAAGCGGTTGTCAGCCGTGAGGAACTCGCGGACTTCCAGCGGCAGTACGGCGCTGCCAAGACGCTGCGCGATCTGTTGAATGTGGACGCGACCGGTAAGCTGCCTGCGCGTGTTGGTGCGGGCGCAGGTCGCGGTGCAGCCGAAGGTCGCAAGGCAACGGACCGCGATACCGCCCCGATGCGTAGTGAGAGCCCCTACAACGACCCGTCAAGGGCGAAGGAAGGGGCGGCTGCGCGCCGTCGAGAAATGATGCGGGACCCGGGCCGTGACGCCGTCGAGCCTATGCTGGGCCCGGAGGCGGGTGTCGCGGCGTTGGGGCGCGCAGGGCTTGCGGCGCTGGCGCGAGGCGCAGCGGGTGCGATGAAACGTCCCGCAGCCAAAGAGGCCTCCGAGCGCAACGCTCCCTCGTTGTACCCCGACCCGCCCAAGACCGGCGGGGTCTTCAGCAGCGCAAGGTACGGCACTCGCGGCGAGCAGCAAGCTGCGGGCCGCAAAGCCACGGAGGACTACGCCCGTGATGTCATGGAGCGCGGCGCAGAGATGGGCTTCAAGAAGGGCGGCAACGTCAAGTCCTACGCCAAGGGCGGCAGTGTCCGTGGTGCTGGGTGCGAGACCCGCAGCAAGAAGACGAGGTACGTCTGATGCGCGCGTCCCGTGGCATGGGGTGCATCAACCCCGCCAAGATGCCCAAGGCGAAGGGCTACGCCAAGGGCGGCGAAAGCCGCGTCAACGAGGCGGGTAACTACACCAAGCCCGGGATGCGCAAGACGCTCTTTGAGTCCATCAAGGGGCAGGCTACGCAAGGTACTGCCGCAGGACAGTGGAGCGCCCGTAAGGCGCAACTGCTTGCCAAGCAGTACAAAGCGAAAGGCGGTGGGTATCGTGATTGACGACGGTAAACAACACGCTCCGACTTGTTTTGTACATGACGACGGCCCATGCGATTGCGGCGTTGAAGAGTACATGACGGATGAAGATATTGATGCAGAGCTGTTTGCGAAAGCGATGGCTAAGGAATGAAGTCCCCCCAAAAGTCCCTGAAGGACTGGACCGCACAGAAATGGCGGACCAAGTCAGGGAAGCCGTCGTCAAAGACGGGGGAGAGATACCTCCCCGAGGCTGCGATCAAGGCTTTGTCTCCTGCTGAGTACGCGGCGACAACCAAGGCCAAGCGGCAGGGCAAGGCCAAGGGCCAACAATTTGTGGCGCAGCCCAAGGGCGTAGCCCGAAAGACGGCGAGATTTAGATGACTACCTCCGGCACCACGACATTCAACCTCGACCTCAACGAATGCGTTGAGGAAGCCTTCGAGCGCTGTGGTGCTGAGTTGCGCACGGGCTACGACCTGCGCACGGCGCGACGGTCGTTGAACCTTTTGCTTGCCGATTGGGCGTCGAGAGGGATCAACATGTGGACGTTCAACCAAGCGGTCATCAACCTGACCCAAGGCGTCAACACCTACCCCTTGCCCTCTGACACCGTCGACCTCCTTGAACACGTCATCAGGACCGGTGCAGGCAACGTCAGTACGCAGGCTGACCTGACCATCACGCGCATTTCGATCTCTACCTACTCGTCCATCCCCAACAAGCTCCAGCAGGCGCGGCCCATTCAGGTACTGGTGAACCGGAACTCCAATGCGACGTACCCTGCGGGCAGCAGCTACTCGCCGGGGGCAACGGCTTCACCGAGCATCACCGTGTGGCCCACTCCGGACCAGACCGGCGTCTACCAGTTCGTCTACTGGTACTTGCGAAGGGTCCAAGACGCTGGTGCAGGCGGTGGCTACACGCAGGACATCCCCTTCCGCTTCCTCCCGTGTTTGGTCTCCGGGCTGGCGTACTACTTGGCACTGAAGATCCCCGGCGCGATGGAGCGTCTGCCGGTGCTGAAGGAGCAGTACGACGCGGATTGGGACCGCGCCAGTTCAGAGGACCGCGAAAAGGCAGCGGTGCGGTTCGTACCGCGTCAGATGTTCATCTCGTGAACTTTGCCCACGCCCCCTTGCGTTTCGCAGTGACATCTGCGAGAATCCTGGCTTTCCAGCCAGGAGTTCGCATGAGCGTGAATCAGTTTTCTGAGAACAATCTTTCCCACATCGACATGCCAAATGTCTGTGGAGTGTATTTGTTGACGGATACCATAACGGGCGGAACCTACGTTGGGTCTTCCCTGCGTACACGTTACCGGATAAGTCTGCACTTCCATGACATGAAGCGTAGGCCAGAGCAGCAAACGTACAAGCGTATGCTAGGAACGTTTCAGATACACGGAGCAAAAGCGTTTACTGTGCAACTGCTCCAGCAGTGTGCACCAGAAGAGTTGCTAGCGCTCGAAAAACAGTGGATTGAAAAGCTACAGCCTACCGAAAATCTGTACGTGTGCACAGATGGAAGAGATGTCTATACGGCGGCTACACACGCTAAAAAGGCAGCGGCGGCAGCGGCTCTCTGGAAAGATCCCGAGTATCGGGCCAAGGCAATCGCGGCGCGGGTAGGTAAAGGCGGTCCTGTCGGGTATAAGTGCACCCCTGATCAAGTAGAAAACCGTAAACGCGCTGGACGCATCTCAAACATAAAGCGCAATTACGGCGCTAGCTGGAAAGAAGAATACATCCGTCGCTACCCTGAGCACGCGGAGGATGTAAATGTCAAATAGGTTTGCAAATGGTCGGAAAGCACTGGCCTTCTGCGACGTCTGTGGCTTTCGCTTTGACCTGAAGCGACTGAAGAACCTCGTCGTCAAGACGAAAGAGACACAGATCAAGGCTTGTCCGCAGTGCTGGACGCCGGATCAGCCGCAGTTGCAGTTGGGCATGTACCCAATTGCAGACCCACAGGCTATCAGAGACCCCCGTCCGGACACCAACACTTGGTTCCAGTCCGGTGTCAACGCGTTGAACAACGTCAGCGAAGGGATGCTGGTCATCCAGTGGGGTTGGGCTCCGATTGGCGGTGCGAGAGACTTCACTGACCCGTTGACACCGAATACGCTTGTTGGTGTAGGACAGGTTGGTCAGGTGACTTTTGCGCCGTGGACTTCCATACTCTTTACTACGCCGGGAACCTACTCTTGGACCGCACCTGTTGGTGTCACGCAAGTGTATGTCTTGTGCGTTGGTGGTGGAGGAAGCGGCGGGCCTAACAACGGTACGGGCGTTCTTGGCGGCAATTCCAGCTTTGACACTTTCTTTGCTGGCGGGGGCGGTGCTGGCGCGGGTGTTACGGGGATTGGCGGCACTGGCGGTACTGGAACTACGCTGAGCGCCACTGTCTTTGGCGGCAACGGCGGTGCAGGGGGTAACCGCTCGCTTATCGCCTCGGGATGTGGCGGCGGTGCGGGCGGCTACGCTGGCAACGGTGGCGCAGGCGGTCACGCAATTACGCTAAACGGTCAGCCGGGTAATGGTGGCGGTGGCGGTGGCGGTGGTAGAGGGGGTTTAGTAGCCGCTGTAGGCGGCGGCGGGGTCGGCCTAAACGGGCAAGGTGCAAACGGTGCTGGCGGAGATTTGGCCGTAAATGTTGGTGGCGGCGGTTCTGGCGGACAAACAGCGACTGGGCAAGGCGGTGGTTTGTATGGCGGCGGTGGCGGAGGTTCGGGCCTTGCAGTGACCGCAGGTAGCGGTGGCGGCGGTGGTGGACTTCGCTGGACATTCCTGACAGTCACCCCCGGAACTACGTATCCTGTTGTTGTCGGCGCAGGCGGTGTTGTTGCAAATTCGGGTAGCGGTGGCGACGGAGCAGTCCGCATCAACTATCTCCCAGTTCCCTAAACCGCTGGTCAGCGGTATCATTCACGCGGGCGCAGCCCGAAGGAGTTCAAGATGAAAGACGCGATGAAGGCCCTCCGGGCGCATGCCAAGAAGCCCGCCAGTCAAGCCCACGGGCCAGGGGCCAAGCTCGCCATGGGCGGCATGGCGAAGTACAACCAGGGCGGTGTCACCACGAAAATGGCGCAGGATATGGGCCGCAACATGGCCCGCGCACGCAACCAAGGCGCTGTCGGGCGCAAGAAGGGGTGAACCCATGATGAAGGCCAAGCCGGTCCCTACGCCCGTTGTGGGCGTCGCTGAGCGCACTCCCCCGCGCCTTGTTGTCGGTGCTGAGTCGACCGCCCCCTGCCCGCCGGTGAAGACCTCCGGGATCAAGGTCCGGGGGGGCAAGGCTCAGACCAAGGGCTTCATGGCCCGAGGGCCGATGGCGTAAGCCATGAACTACGCCGCGCTCAAGGTTGCTGTCGAGGACGCTGTTGAGAATACATTCTCAACAGATGACTTTGCCACGCTGACTCGGCTTGCCGAGCAGAAGATCTACCAGTCCGTCCAGCTCCCGATCCTGCGGAAGGATGCGACGCTGGCCCTGACCAGCGGCGTGCAAACGCTGAGCCTACCGGCAGACTTCTTGGCGATGTACAGCCTCGCGGTGTACTCGACGTCGCCGGGCGGCGGAGACCGGGAGTTCCTCCTGAACAAGGATGTGAACTTCATGCGCGAGAGCTACCCCAACCCGACCTTCACTGCCACGCCACGGTACTACGCGCTCGACGGGACCAGCACGCCGCTGGTGCAGAAGATCATCCTCGGCCCCACGCCCGGTGCGAACTTCAGTGCGGAGTTGAACTACTTCTACCAGCCGGAGAGCATCGTCACGGCCAGCAACACGTGGCTGGGCGACAACTTCGAATCGGTGCTGTTCAACGCGGTCATGGTCGAGGCTGCTCGGTTCATGAAGGAAGAGGCGGACATCGTCACGATGTACCAGAACCAGTTCAACGAGTCGTTCCTGCTGCTCAAGAACCTTGGTGACGCCAAGAACCGGGGCGATTCTTATCGCAACGGGCAGGTCCGTAACCCGGTGAAGTGAGGTAACGATGCCCATCCTCCAAGGCATGTGTTCGTCGTTTAAACAGGAGTCCTGGCTGGGCGTCCATGACCTCGCCACTGACACGCTGAAGCTGGCGCTCTACACCGCTGCGGCAGACCTCAGTCAGTCCACGACGGTGTACACGGCAACCGGTGAGGTCGTCGGTACGGGCTACATCGCGGGTGGCATCCCGCTTGTCAACGTCCAAGTCCTCCTGTCCGGGACCACAGCCTACGTCACGTTCGACAATCCGGTGTTCGCCAACGCCTCGTTCGTCTGCCGGGGCGGGCTGATCTACAACGAGACCGAGGCCAACCGCGCCATCGCGGTGCTGGACTTCGGTGCGGACAAGACGGCCAACGGCACGTTCACCATCCAACTCCCTGCGGCCACAGCCGCGTCAGCGCTGCTGCGCTTCGCTTGAGGTCATCATGGCAAGTTACACCGCACTACTCAAACTGACGCAGCCTGATCTGGGCGCTACGGGCTGGGGGACCACGGTCAACAGCGGTGTGACTGCGCTTGTTGAGCAGGCTGTTGCGGGTGCAATCAGCGTAGCGGTGACCACCGCAGGACCGAACACGCTTAGTGCGATTGCCAGTGGCGCTTCATCTGATGCGCGGAATCAATTCATCGTCCTCACGGGCACCTTGTCGGGACCTGCCACCCTCACCGTCCCCGCTGCGCCGGGTGCGACAAGCTCCAAGCTGTACTTCATCAAGAACAGCGCAGGAGATGCCGTCACGGTAACGACGTCTGGCGGCACCAGCGTCAGCGTGCCCAACGGCAGATCGATGATGCTCAAGGTCACCACCGCAGGGGTGGAAGAGGCGATGACGCACGCGGCGTCGCTGACCCTTGGAACCGCCCTTGCCGCGACCTCAGGGGGCACTGGGCAGAGCAGCTACGCTGTGGGCGATCTGCTGTACGCGGGCACGACCACGACGCTGGCCAAGCTCGCCGCTGTCGCCACGGGCAGTGTGCTGCGCTCCAAGGGAGTGGGCACTGCCCCGGCCTATGAGCAGGTCGTCCTGACGACGGACGTGACTGGGGTGTTGCCGGTCGCCAATGGGGGGACGGGAGCAGCAACGCTGACCCTGAACAACGTCCTGCTGGGGAACGGCACTTCTGCGGTGCAGGTCGTGGCTCCGGGCTCCACCGGAAACGTATTGCGTTCTGACGGCACGACGTGGACAAGCTCCGCGCTCGCCTCTGCGACGACGTCGGCTGAAGGCCTTGTCGAGCTTGCCACCGACGCCGAGGTGCGGACTGGCACCGACACCACGCGGGCGATCACGCCCGATGCGCTGCGGAAGGGTGCGTTGGTACTGGACACCGTCAAGGCAAGCACCAGCGGCACAGCGGTTGATTTCACGGGGATCCCGTCGTGGGTCAAGCGAATTACCGTGATGTTTGCTGGCGTGAGCACCAGCGGCTCCAACCCTGTAATTATTCAACTAGGGGATGCAGGAGGTTTTGAAAACACGGGGTATTTAAGTTCTGCAAGCTACGGCGGTGTTGCTGGAAACTATGCGTCTTCGACCACGGGTTTTATAGTTGATGCCGGAAACACCGCTGCAGCAGCGACTACGCGTCGGGGAGTGGTTGTCATTGTCAACTTGAACGGCAACCAGTGGGTTTGCTCTGGAACTTCCGATGCGGGTAACGTATCGGCATCAATAGCGGGAAGTAAAACGCTTTCTGACGTCCTTACACAAGTACGTATTACTAACGAGAATAGTGTAGATACTTTCGACGCTGGCTCCGTTAATGTCATGTACGAGTGATGTCATGAACACCCTCGCCGTCGCGTTGCTGCTCGCAGTGGCTCCTGCCCCCGTAGCGGAGTACCGTGAAGGTGGTATGCGGGTGGAACTCTACGCCGAGGCAGGTCCTTGCGTGGGTAGCGCCCGGTGGGCGGTGTTTCTCCAAGGCCCGGTGCGTGTGCCGGGGTGCTGGCTTTGGGTGGGGGAGTCTGTTCAAATCGCGTGGCTAGACGGGGACTTCAGCAAAGTTCCTGCACGTGTGTTTCGCAAACCGGAGTTGTTGTGACGGAACCGATTGATCTGAAGACCTTGAAAGCCCAGGCAGAGGTCGAACTCAACCGCCTGGAGGCCCAGGCCACAGCAAAGGAAGTTGCCGCCAAGGCTATAGGCAAGACAGCCATCATCTGGATCTTCCTGCTGGTGCTGGTCGGCGTGGTGTCGTCAGCCTTCCTCGCATCCGAAGCGCTGCCTGCTGTCATCGGCCTTGTGGCAACCGCCACGATGGCTCTGATCCAGATGGTCAACGGCATCGTCAACGAGACCAAGAAGGAAGAGAAGCCTGAGATCACCATCATCAAGGAGCTGATCGACCGACTGGACAAGCCTGAGCGGCAGGAGCCGTCCATGAAGGTCAATGTGGAAGGTGACAAGGTCACTGTTCAGCGTGGCGATGATGTGATCACGACCAAGGGGTAAACATGCTGAGTCTTTTCTCCACCCTCGGCGGCTTGCTCATCAGCGGCCTGCCCAAGCTGCTGGAGTTCTTCCAGAACAAGAGCGATCAGAAGCACGAACTTGCGCTGACCCGCGTCCAGATGGAGCGCGAGTTGCAGCTCGCGGCTCAGGGATATGCCGCCCAAGCCAAGATGGAGGAGATCCGCACTGAGCAGGTAGCGATGCAGACTGAGGCGCAGATGACCGAAGCTGCGCTCAAGCATGACGAAAAGGTGTTGGAGAAAGCCAGCCGCTGGGTTGCAAACTACGTGGGGACCGTGCGCCCCACGGTGACCTACATCTTCATCATTGAGCTTGTGCTGATCAACGCTGCGCTGACGCTCTATGTCTGGAAGCACCCTGGCCTGATCCAAAGCGTTGACGACCTGATCCGCGTGACTGCGATCATTTTCAGCGAGGACGAGATGGCGATGTTGGGCGGGATCATCGGGTTCTGGTTCGGCAGCAGGCAGTGGAGCAAGAAGTGAAGGTGAGTCCAGAGGGGAGTGCTTTGATGCACAGGTATGAGGGCTACAGGACAAAGCCCTACCTGTGCCCTGCGCACATCTGGACTATTGGCTACGGCCATGTCTTGTATCAGGATCAGATCCGCCTACCTATGGTTCGGAAGGATGAATATGCCGGGCTCATCAGGAAGGACTACCCTCTTCGCCCAGAAGACAACCGTGTCTGGTCCAAGGAAGAGATCGAGAAACTATTCTCGATGGATGTCGCTGCTTTTGAACGAGGTGTTCTTCGTCTGGTTCCCGGCTGTGTTGGTCATCAAGGGCGCTTCGACGCTCTGGTCAGTTTTTCGTTCAACGCAGGGCTAGGCAATCTACAGCGTAGTCAGATCCGCATGAAGGCCAACCGTGGGGATATTGGAGGTGCCGCTGATGCGTTCATGCAGTGGACAAAGGGTGGCGGTAGGGAACTCCCGGGTCTTGTCAAGCGGCGCAAAGATGAGCGTGCGCTGTTTCTGAGGTAACACCATGCCGCTGAAAGCGCTACGCCTCAAGCCAGGGATCTTCCGGGAGAACACGCGCTACTCCGCAGAAGGCGGATGGTATGAGTGCGACAAGGTGCGCTTCCGCTCGGGGCAACCTGAGAAGATTGGCGGCTGGCAGCAGGTCAACAACGACCAGTTCCTTGGTTTTGCACGGGCGCTCTGGCCTTGGGATGTCTACCTCGGTCTGGGCACCGAGGTTAAGTACTACGTCTACTACGGCGCGTACTACGACATCACGCCAATTGACACCTATGCGCTGACCAACCCGTTCAGTGCGGTTGACGGCTCTGCCGTCATTACCGTGGCGCACACCAGTCACGGTCGGCTTGAAGGGGACTACGTTCAGTTCGACAACGTCACAGGCCTTGGCGGCAACATGACGCAGGCTGTGCTTGAGCTGGAGTACCAAGTAGCCACGGTCATCAACGCCAACAGCTACACGTTCAACGCTCGGGACCCGAGCACCGGACTGGCGGTAACGGCAAACCCAACAGACGCCTCCGGCTCTCCCGGCGGCGGCTCCGTCACGGCGCAGTATCAGCCTAACATCGGCACGCCGATTCAGTACCCACCTCCGGGTATTCTTACGGGCTGGGGCGGCGGCACTTGGGGTAGCGGCGTCTGGGGCGGCAGCTTGACGCCTTTCGTACCTACGCAGATCAACCTGTGGAACGCGTACAACTTCGGCGAGGATTTGATCTACGGACCCAGGGGCGGCGGGGTGTACTACTGGGACGCCTCGGCGGGGTTTACCACACGAGGCGTCAACATCTCCACGCTTGTCGGTGCTAGTGACACGCCTTCTGCGGCCTTGTTCCGCGCCGTCTCCGACGCTTCTCGCTTCGTGTTGGTCTTCGGCACGACGGACTACGGCTCCTCGGCGCTCAACCCAATGCTGATCCGCTGGTCGGATCAGGAGACAGCAGCCAACTGGACCCCGGCGGCGACGAATCAGGCCGGAAGCCTGCAACTGTCCCGGGGCTCCGAGATTCGCGCCGTGGCGCAGACCCGGCAGGAGTTCCTCGTCTGGACAGACATCGCGCTGTACTCACTCCAGTACCTCGGCCCGCCCATCGTGTGGGGTTCGCAGATCCTCGCGGACAACATCACCATCGTCAGCGACCGTGCATGGGCAGTGGCGGCGGGCGTCACCTTCTGGATGGGGGATGAGAAGTTCTACATGTTCGACGGGCGCGTGCAAACGCTCAACTGCGACATCCGCAAGTTCATCTTCGACGACTTCAACGCGAACCAGAACCTTCAGGTCTTCGCCTCTACCGTGGAGCAGTTCAGCGAGGTGTGGTGGTTCTACTGCTCCATCACTGGCCCAGACGGCACGGGCACGCCTGCCAACCCCAACACGGTGGTCGACCGCTACGCGGTCTTCAACTACGCTGAGCGCATCTGGTACTACGGCTCCTTGGGGCGCACCGCGTGGCTCGACGCCAGCGTCCTCTCCAACCTGCCCATCGCTGCGGACTACAACCGCCGCCTGCTCAACCACGAGACAGGGTGCGACGACGCGTCTACACCAGAGGCTGCGCCCATCGAGGCCTACATCACCTCGTCCCAATTCGACATCGACGACGGGCACAACTTCGGGTTCGTGCGCCGGATGCTGCCCGACGTGACGTTCACGGGTTCGACGGCGACGGTGGCCAACCAGTCCATCACGATGGCGCTGCTGCCGCTCCAGAACTCGGGCTCGGGCTACACGCGGGGCGTGGAAAATGTTGGCCCTGAAGCCAACATGTCGGTGGCACTGACCAACGAGGCAACCGTACAGCGCGATGCGGACAACGGCATCGAGCGCTTCTCGGGAACAGTCACGCCGTACGACGGCAACCTGTACATCCGCGTGCGCGGCAGGCAGATGTCGCTCCGCGTTGCGTCGACCGGGCTGGGGGTGCAGTGGCAACTGGGCGTACCGCGCATGGATGTGCGGCCTAGCGGGCGCAAGTCATGAGCTTCTTCAACTTTCTCAAGAAGCCCAACAACCCAGCGTTGCCGTTGCCGACGGAGTTGTACTCGCGCACGTTCCTCGACAATCACAACAACGTCCTGCGGTTGTTCTTCAACCAATTGACGAACATCTTCGACAACATCCTCGGCCCCAACGGCGGGCAGTTCATCGACTGCCCGAGCGGGCTGTTTTTCAATACCCAGGATCAAATCTACGCCGCCAACGACATCGCGTATCCCGTCGAGTTTGACAACACGTACTTGAGTAACGGGGTGGCGCTAGAAGCCGTAACCGTTACTGCCGGGTCTTTCGTTGTTGGCGTCAGGTACACCATAGTGTCCGTAGGCAGTACAAATTTTACGCTAATCGGCGCGGCGTCTAATACTGTCGGAGTGGTTTTTGTTGCAACCGGCGTCGGCACGGGCTCAGGAACTGCCAGCACAAAGTCGCGAATTAGAGTTTCTGTCAACGGCGTGTACAACTTCCAGTACAGTGGTCAGATCTTGGCGTCGACGGGTAGCAAGACTGAAATTGCGTTGTGGATAGCGCGTAACAACACGGACATTTCGTACTCGACGCGTATCAGTACAATCGCATCCAACGGCCATTATTTCGAGATAGCCTGGAACTTTGATATTGATATGGCGGCGGGCGACTACATCGAGCTACGCACGTCCATCGACGACCATGCGCCAAGCATCAAGCTCGACGCGTTTGCCGCAACCTCTCCCTACCCCGCTGGGGCCTCATCGGTGCTGACGGTCAACTTCGTCGCGCCGCTGCCTGACCCCAGACCGACTCTTCCGTGAGGACTCATCATGGGTATTTTGGACTCCATCTTTGACTTTGCCGGTTCATCCAAGGGACTGGTAAGCATCCTCGCGGCGCTTGCGAGTGCCAAAGACCGAGAGCGCGCTCGTCCCGCTACGGGCGGGGGTGTGAGCTACGCCATGCCCGGACCACGCCGCCTGCAAGCGGTCAAGAACCTGGGGCGCTACACCGACGTCGTGGGGCTTGCCAACGGCGGCACGGCAGACGAGGAAGAGGCGATCAAGGCGTTGCTCTACGGCATTGCGCAGGGGCCCTACGGCCCGCTGCTGGCCTACGACATCCCGGAGCCGAACCTTGCGCCGGTCGCACCCAAGCCGGAGCCCGAGAAGCCGCGTGTCACGCAGCCGACGAAGGCGACGATTGACGATTACGGGTATGAGTACACGCCACCTACAGGGCCTGTCGGTACTTACAACCAGCAGATCAACGACTTTTTGACCGACATGGTCGCGCGTGCGATGACGCTTTCGCCCACGGCGCTTGTTACAAAAGGTATCGGTACCGGGCTGCAATACGGGCTCGGCAAGGCGCTGAATGAGCTGCACGGGCCGCGTGCCGAACCTGCGCCGCTGGAGTCCGCAGGCCCTCCGACTGTTGTGGGCGGTGGCGGGCTGTACACCATGACGGGGGCCTTGCCAGACATTCAAGACACGAACGCGGTGTTCAATGAGTCTTCTTATTCTGGAGAAGGCAGTTATGGAGGCGGTGTTTCTGGCGAAACAGGCGCACCGGGCGAGTCCAGTTACGGGCTAGATCGAAAAAACGGCGGAGAGGTTTACTCTTACGCCCAAGGTGGCCCCGTCCACATGGAAGACGGCGGCTTCGTTCTCACCGAACGGGCCGTCAAGGGAGCTGGCGGGCCTCGCGGTCTGGCGGCGGCGCTGCCTCAAGCACGCATGATTCGTGGTCCGGGGACTGGCACAAGTGACAGCATCCCAGCGACAATCAGTGGGCCCAGAGGACAGACTCCGGCCCGGGTGTCGAACGGCGAAGCCTACGTCCCCCGACGTGCAGTGCAGGATGCTGGCGGTCCCAAACGCATGTACGGGCTGATGAGCGCCCTTGAGAGGAGAGCGTGATGGTTACCACTACCACCCCACCGCCCGCTATCGACCCGTCCCAGTCGACGCTGAGCCCCAACTTCGCGCCGTTCGTCTACGGCATGTTGGGCAAGGGGTTCGAAGCGGCGAACATGCCGTACATGCCCTACACCGGCCAGCGCTTCGCGTTTGGGCAGATGGACCCCACCACGGGTCAGTACGGTGCAGGGTACTCGCCTCTGGAGTCTCAAGCCTTCGCGGGGCTCGGTGCACTTGGTCAGTACGACCCGACGCAGTTCAACACCGGCCTGGGGCAGATTGGCTCCGTGCAGGACTACATGTCGCCCTACATGTCGGCGGTGACCGACATCGAGGCTCGGGAAGCTCGACGCGAAGCGGACATTGCACGCCAAGCGGAGCAGGGGCGGCTCGCCCGTGCCGGGGCTTACGGCGGCAGCAGGCAGGCCATCATGGAGTCCGAGCGCCAACGCAACCTCGGGACACAGATCGGGGACATTCGCTCCAAGGGCTTGCAGTCTGCTTACGACCGGGCGATGGAGCAGCGGATGAAAGAAGCCACGCTCGGCCTCACCGCGCAGAAGTACGGGGACGAGTCGAAGCAGTTCGGTGCCGAGTACGGGCTCAAGTCCCTCGCCGATCAATTGGCCGCAGGCAAAGAGCAGCGCCGGATCGCACAAGAGCCGTTGGACTTCGGCTTCAAGCAGTTCGAGGAGTCGGTGGCCGCGCCTCGGGGGGCGGCGACGTTTATGTCGTCACTGTTGCAAGGACTTCCCGTGCGGGCCAATATGTACCAGCCCGGTACGGAGGGTCAGTCAGCGATTTCCGCAGGGCTCCAAGGTGGACTTGGTGCGTACAGCCTGATGGACTATTTCTCTAGGCCCAGGAATCAACCATGATGAACGCAGGACTTGGGGCTTTGATGCCCGGGCAGTCGGATCAGAGCTTTAACTTCCCGGCAAAGCAGCCCATGACGCCAGGAGACATCGTCAAGTCTCTGTCAAACCTCAGCGTCCCAGAACTGGTTCAGATTGGCAAAAGCCAACCAACCGGGGTGCCTCTCTGGGCTGTGATCACGGCGATCTCTGAGGCTCAAAAGAAGGCGCAGATCGGTGCTGCAAATCAGCGGCAAACTGCTATGCAACAAGGGGCACAACTCGCCCAAAAACCAACCGTTGCCCAAGAGGTTCTGGGCAGCGCCAATTACACAGACGACACCGTTTACGCAGCCAACGGCGGCGAGATGCGCGTGCCGGGGTTTCAATTTGGCGGCGCATCCCGTGCAGACATGCTCTTTTCTGTGGACGATGTGCCCATCTACAAGCCTCGGGAGGGCCCTGAGCGCGGCGAATCCCGAGAAGAATATGAGACACGCAAAAAGCGTGAGGCAGAAGAAGCTGATGAAGTGGCCAATCGCCCGCTTCGCCGCGCCGCAAGATCGGCATACGAATTCTTGCGGTCTTTGTCAGAAGGGCCTCGTCAGTTTGGTGAGAAGGTCGCTCGGGATGAAGCGCTTCGTTCCACAACAATGCCCGCCGCACAACGAACGCAAGAGCCTACGCGCACCACAGCACAGACCGATGTTCAAACAAGGCCTGCTGTTGTTGCAGTAGACACGGCTGTCCCTGGGCCGAATGCAAGTCAAAGACCCACGGCAGTTCCTGTAGATCGTGTTGCGGAGTCTAGGCGAACAGGGGCCGGTGCCGCTGTCGACATCCCGTCGGCAGATAGAACTGGCATTGCTGCATTCAGTCCTCAATCTGAGCTTGTCAAGCGTTTGCAAGATATTAGAGAGGCAGCCAAGGGAGAGCAGGACGTTTTGCGCGGGCAGACGGATGTTCCGCAATCTGTCCTTGATGCGCGTAAACGGATTGACGACATACTGGCGCTGACCGGCACACAGTATGAGACTGAGCGTGGGCGCATGGCCAAGTCCGCCGAAGGCGCAAGGCAAAGGGCACAAGAACGGGCAGCGTTGAACCCGTTTGCTGATCCGGCGACTTTGGGTAGGATGGTTGCTGCCAGTTCAGGCAAAAAAACCCTTGGCGAAACGCTTGCAGCGATGGCTGGGGCGGCAGGAGAGTCTCAACAAGAGCGCGACAAGGCTCTAAGAGATGCGGAAGACCGCTATGATCTTCGTCAAAGCGAACTGTTCAAGATGGATCAGTTGCGCACGCAGATCAATCTGGAGTCCGCGAAGTTGGTTGAGGCACGCGCTGATGGAGACTTCAAGCGCGCCAAGGACATCGAGGAAAAACTTCAGAAACTCAAGCGCGAGGCTGCTATCCAGCAGTCCAACATCCTGATTCAGATGATGGATGCGCAGGTAAAGGGAGGGGCCACTCAGGCGCAGCTTGAAGCAACCAAGCTCGCAAGAGAATCTCAAGCATTGCATACTGCCCAACTACGTGTTGCTCAAGCAGAAGAGACCGTAATAAAAACGCTTCAAAAAGAATTTGGCCCACAGCTTAGTTTGCTAAACATGGACGAAAAAGAATTTGCCAAAGCAAATCCAGATCTTTATGCAAGGATTAAGCGCAGAGAAGCTGACCTTCGCAAAACAGTTATTGATCGCGCTGTACAAGAACGTGATCGATTGCAACTAAATGCGACCGGACTCCCATCTGGTGTGACTGTTACTGAAAAGAAGTAATCATGCCGACCTACGAAGTTGAGATCCCCGGAAGAGGTACTTTTCTTGTTGAGTCACCGTCACCACTAAGTGACATTCAGGCCTATCAAGCGGCCATTTCTCAGCAACAAGAGCCCGCCGAAGAGCCTCAACTTGTTCAAACGTCGGCCCCGGCGGAGGCTGGCTTTTTCCCTTCTGTCAAACGAGGCTTTCTTCAAACGCAAATGCTGGGAGGAGACATCCTTCCAGCGATGGTTGGGCGTCTGTTTGGAGCGGATGAGTTTGCGGAGCGTCAACTCAGGGAAGCCGCTGAGACGCAGCAGCGTATCCAGCGGGAAGTTCCGGTAGGTATTGAGTCCTACAAGGACATTGGCAGCATCTCTGACGCTTGGTTGTATGCCAAAGAGGCTGTTGGTGAGTCTCTTGCCTCCATCATCCCATCCTTGATCACTGGTGGTGTCGCTGGTGTGCTGGCCCGTCCGGCGATGGCTGCTGCAAACACAGCGGCGAAGGAAGCTGCTGAACGGACGCTAATGGGCGCGGCCATGGGCATGGGTCCGCCTACCCAGGCCGCTTTGCAGAAGGCAAAGACTGAAGCTATTCAGGCCGGTGTTCAGGCGGCAGAAAAGGTTGCGCTTCGGTATCAGGCAATAGGCGGCTTTGCCGGTTCTGCCGCGATGAACGTGCCAGAGGTCTACCAGAACGTCCTTCAGGAAACAGGCAAAGAGAGCATTCCCGCCGCGCTGATCGCTGGTGGTTTCAACGCTGCGCTTGATGCAATTCTGCCAATCAGCCTTCTGGCAAGGGCAAGAAAAGCAGGGATTCCTGAAAATGAACTGATGGCTGCGTGGTACAAGCGCGGCGCTGCTGGACTTGGCAAGGGGTTCCTTGTTGAAGGTGCCACTGAAGCCGCGCAAGAGGCTTCTTCGATTGCAGCCGAAAACTTCGTCGCTGAAAACAGTGACGTCTTCAACAGCAAGAATCTTGAGCGCGTCATAAACGCCGGTATCAGGGGCGGTATTGGTGGTGGCGTCATCTCTGGCGCGGCGGACATTGCGCTTGGCAAAGCCCCTCCCGCAGAGATCAGTGACCGGCAGAGGGCCGAACAACTGCAACGCGACATTCTTGGAGACATCCAGAAGGCGCGGGCAGAGCAGACCCTTGAAGAACAAAAGGTCGCAGAAAAGGCTCGATTGGAGGCAGAACGTCCTCCATCCGTTGATCAATTGGTTGACGAAGCTCGTCAGTCAGATGGATACGGCAGGCTTGAGCGGGTCAAACAACGTCTGTTGACGTTCAAGTCCACTCCTGAAATCAAGCAAAGTCTTGAGGTCATCAAGGAGCTTCAAAAACGGATGGTTGTGGAGGATGTCCAAAGAAGGGCTCCTGCCGAACCGACGGTCATGGACGACAAGATGATCCGCTCACTTGGGTTTGTCCCGGGCGGAGAAAAGAGCGTTTACGCGCAGTTACTTGGACGAAGTATTGCGGACCCGGAAGCGCTTGCGTTCTTGTCGAAGTACGCTCAGACACGGGCCAAGCCTCAAACCAAGCAACGCATTGAAAGTTTCCTTGCTGTAAACCAAGCCAGGACGGCTCCTCTCACTGCGGAAGAAATCGCAGGGACTCAGCCGACCGGCGAGATTGTCATTGGTGGGCAGAGAAAAGAGAAAGAACCCAAAGCTCCAACAGAACCCAAGGGCCCGACAGAGCGCCAGGAAGCTACTGAGTTTGGCAAAGCCATCGGAGCCACAGGTGAAGATGCTCTTCGCGGACGGGTAAACGTCAAGGCTCAGTCTGCGGCGAAGCAGGGAGACCTTCCCGGCGTCGTGGAAGCTCTCTCGGAAAGCAAGAGCCCGATTGTCCGAGAGGTTGCGGCTCGGTCTCGTGAACTGGATACCGGCATCGTCATTGATGAAAACGCCAGCGAGCAATACGAAGGCAAGAGCGCTGTCATTCAGCAGTTGTCGATAGACGGCGCAAAGATGCACTTGGACGCACTGAGCAAGGTGCGCGAGTTGTCTGCCCAGGTTGATGCTTTGCCGGATGGCGCACAACTGCCGGATGACGTCATCCTGGCGCGTATTCCTGCTGTGGATAACGGTCAGGATGTTGGATCGCTGACGCTGGACGACATCTCCCGCAGCGGCAACAGCATGTTTGATGACCTTCCCAGTGGATCCTACCCGCTGAGAACCAAGGAAGACTTCGTCAAGCTGCGTGATGATTTGGAAGGCTTGACGCAAAGGCTTGGTGAGGAAAAACTGACCTTGACCTCTACCGGCTCTTCAAAGATGGTCGGTGTGTCTGGTGTGTATGACGCAGCCAATGACGTCATTCGGGTTCCCACTTATTCCGCCAAGGATGAGCGGGTTCTGGCCCATGAGCTTGTTCATGCTCAGGCGCTGAAGGCAATCGCCAATCCCACGCCAGCACAAAAGCCTGCGGTGGAACGACTGCAAAAGCTGTATCAGCATGTCAAAAACGTACTGAGCGCGAAGGAAAAGGTTCCTTATGGCATCTCTAGCGTTCAGGAGTTTGTGGCAGAAGGCTTGTCCAATCCTCGCTTCCAGTTCCAACTGAAGAGGATCAAGTACGAAAACCAATCCGCGTGGTCTTCGTTTGTTGAGTCGATTGCAAAACTGCTTGGCCTAAAGAAGGACAACGCCTTCACCGAGCTTCTATCGATCTACTCCGAACTTGCCCCGCCCGCGACGCCCGCAAAGCCCGGTAAGCCAAAGGGCGCGATCATGGGATCGGCCCTGCTCAGGGATGTAAACGAAGCACTTGGCGGGCTCAGTCCATCTCTGTTGTCGGAGTTCTCATTTCGGGTCGAGACAAAGCGCAGAGACAAGAAGGGTCGTGCCATCACGCAATGGCGCAATCCTTTGACTCCCAAGGGACCACTGTTCAGGTCCGGCGGAGAGGGTGACTACATCGAGATTGCACGTGCTCTTGAGGAGAGGGGATACCTTGAGCCCGGATCTGTTGAGCGCGATCCAACCGACGCCGGAGAACGCGCAAAGGATCTGATCAAGTCCGCATTGTCTGGCGACGAAGTTCTGACCATTGATGAACAAACGGAACAGGGTCGACTGTTTGCAGAGCGCAGGGATCGGGAAGAGCAAAAGCGTCTGGACGCTCTCAGGGAAAACGGCGAGTATGACTCGCTGGATGATGACTCTGCGCTTGAGGCAGAGAACGAGCGGCTTGCAATCATCGAAGAGGCAGATCTCTCTGCTTCTGATGTAAACAGTCTCGAAGACGACGACATTCCGTTCGACTTCACCCTTGAGGACATTCAGAATGAACAAAAGCAAGTTTCTGGAAAAGCTGCTGAAGCTGCCAGCAAAGAGGGCGCTGCGGCTCCTGAAGCTGGAGAAGCTGCGCCGGGGGCTGTAAGCGAGCCTCCATTCACCCTGGCAGAGGCTCAGAAGCCAAAGCCCATCAAGTTGTCCAAGGAGACCGAAGCCAAGATCGATGAACTTGGCAAGATCCTTGAGCGAATCATGTCCAAGATGGGCATGAAAAATGTCGCGTTAAGCATTGTTCAGGATCTGCGTGCAAACGGTGAGTACGCAAACAGGCTGATCAAGTTGGCCTTGGACGCAGAAAGCCCTGTCAGGGATCTGAGGCATGAGTCTCTCCACGCGATGAAGGAGCTTGGCTTCTTCAGTGATGCTCAATGGGCAGCGCTGGAGAAGCAGGCCCGCGACAAGTGGATCGACAAGTACCTCAAGAAGAGAACCTCTACCATCGACGGTCAGCAAATGTCGCGCTATGACGCGTACATGAAGCTGTACAACAACAACGAAGATCGGGTGATCGAAGAGGCAATCGCTGATGCGTTTGGTGACTTCGACATCACCAAGCCTCCTCCAGGCCTAACGCAGGCCATCCTTCGCCGGATGCGCGACATGTTCCGCGCCATCAAGGAAGCGATGGGGATGGCGAACATCGACAACGCAGAAGACATATTCCGTCGAGTTGAGAAGGGTGAGCTGAAGGAGCGTATGCCTGCGGTTCAGCGGCAGGCGATGGCAAGTCTGAGAGAAGGGGCAGAACAAACCTCCGTCGGGATCATGGACGGCAGGATCAAGGTTGACCTTGGGAAGAATGTCACCGTCGACAAGGTTGGCGGGTACTTCGACAACTTGATCAAGGAACAGTTTGGTAAGTCGCTGGATTACAACGACAAGGCCGCGATGGATCGCGCCATCAAGATTGCAACCGACGAAGTTGCCCTTCAGATGAAGGAGCGGAAGTCGGGTCTTGATTGGTACGAACAGGACGTCAAAAAAGCGTTCAAACAGACCATCGAGATCATCCCGGAGCTAAAAACTGCTCAAAAGCGCATTCTGTTTAGCGTTGTTGCGGGGATCATGTCCCCACAAACGATTGCGCGAGACAACTGGTTCATTGCAGCAAAGGCGTTTGAACATTACATCAAGACCGGGGACATCCCTGGTATCAATCCAGACAACGGCAATCTCTGGATGGGCGGCACGCAGTCAGCGAACAAAAAGGTTCAGCTTGATTTCCTCAACGCAATGGTCAAGGCGATGGGGGAGAAGAAGGCCGTCAAGTGGCTGATGGAAGATCACACGGTCAAAGAGATCAACCAGTTTCGTAAGCAGTACGGTGGGATCGTTAGCGGCATCGAAGGAAAACTGACCGACACGCGCCCAGGCTTGTATGCCTTTGGCCCGAAGATTGGCCCGTTTGTTTCAAACCTAAACGGCATTCACGATGTCACCGTTGATAAGTGGATGACCAGATCCTTCAACCGTTACTTCGGGACAATGACAGGCCCGGACGGGAAGATCATTGATGCGCCCACCGAACCACAACGGCGGGCGGTCAAAGCACTTGTAAACGAGGTTGCAAAGAATGCAAACATCAAGCCCTATCAAGTCCAGTCTGTCCTCTGGTTCTTCGAGCAGCGCCTCTTCACCAAGCTCGGAGCGCAATCTCCGTCCTATGGGTTCAGCGACGGATCAAAGCGATTCCAAGACTACGCAAGAGATCGAAGCGGTAAGGAGAGTGTGCAACCTGCTGCTGGAGCAGATGGAGCAAGACTGAGCCTGCGCGGTCCCCAACCAGACATCCGCTACAGCCTGCGCGACAAACTGGGGATGTACTCCGAGCTTGAGAACAAGATCGAGGTCGGTTCAAACAAGGCGCCGGCAGCATCTTGGAAGGCATACATCAACGGTCTTACCCAAAAGGGTGTCAAGCCAGAAGAGATCGAATGGTCTGGCGTGAAGGATTGGCTGGATCTCCAAAAGGGCATGGTCACCAAAGAAGAGCTTCTCAACTACCTGAAGCAGGGTGGCGTGCGGGTTGAGGAGACGGTGCTGGGTACACCTCTCAAATACGAGGGGCGCAAACTTCTCAACAAAAAGTATTCAGATGCTGTAGATGCGGCAGAAGCTGCGGGCGTATCTATCAATCCCATTTACATCGAAACACTTCCAGCCGATCAAAGAGCGCCAGAGGAGCAGTCTGTTCTTGATGCGTTCAACGCAATCAAAGAGAATCAGGATGAAGTATCTCTTGAGGACTTGGATCGGCCAGCAAAATACAGCACTTATGTCCTGCCCGGCGGTGAAAACTACCGGGAGTTGCTGCTGACGCTGCCGAGCGAATCTAGAGGCAAACATGAGCTTGCCAAGCAAACTTGGATTAAATTCCAAGAGCAGATGCGAGAAAAGTACAACGGATCTTTTGCGTGGCGGCGCAAAGCCACAAAGGAAGAAAAGGCCGAAGCGGATCGCCTTGTTGCTGAGCTTGACAAAGCCGTTTATGGAATTGTGGACTACAAGTCTCGCCACTGGGATCAGTCCAACGTAATTGCCCACATCCGTCTAAACGACCGCACCGATGCCAATGGCAATAAGGTTTTGTTTGTAGAGGAGATCCAATCTGACTGGGGGCAGGAAGGAAAGAAGAAGGGGTTTAAGCGCGGCGAGCGGATGGAAGAAGGTCAGCTTATATACGACCCTGGAGAGCGCGAGCGCATTCCCGTTGCTCCCTTCGTCACCAAGACCGAAGGCTGGCTGAACCTCGCCCTCAAGCGCATCATGGTCATGGCCGCAGAAGGTGGCTATGACAAGGTGGCTTTTGTAAGCGGCAAGCAGTCTGCTGAGCGGTATGACCTGAGCAAGCAGGTTGACAGCATCACCTACGAGCCCACATCGAAAGGGTACTACATCAACGTCATGGCGGGCGGCCAGAACATCAAGAACGGCGACTTCACGACTGCCGAGCTTGAGGACATTGTGGGCAAAGAAATTGTCCAGAAGATGGAAGCTCGCGAGGGCAAGCAGGAATTTGACCCAGAAGTCGAGCCCGACTTGGCAGAGACGCGATCCTTGTCAGGCCTCGACCTCAAGGTCGGCGGCGAAGGCATGAAGACCTTCTACGACACCATCGTCCCGACAGCAGTGAAGAAGCTGTTGCCGAAGGTGGACGGTGGGCAGATGGAGATGGTTGATGTGCAGGTGCCGCCCGCATCAGCTATGTATCCAGACAAAACGACACTGCGTGAAACTATTCAGCAGTCTGGCTTCGATGTCACTCCCGACATGAAGCGCAAGGTTGAAACAACTGGCCTGCCAAGGTTTAGTCTGCGTGAACCCGGTCAGCCGACAACGCGCACAAATGTTATTGCAGCCATGAATGCCGCGCAAGAAAAGCAGCCGTATATGAACTGCCAGCTATGCGTGCAAATGGCAACTGGAATCCCAAAACTTCGTGAGTTGCCAAAAGTTAAAACGGCCAAGATTGGAGATATTTACACGTTTGGCGAGACTAAAGATTCGGCTTTGCATTACGCCGTAGATATTGGTGAAGGAGATGTTGTCGAGGTTGAAGGGTGGGGCGAGCCAGTTCGTATTGTTCCGCTGCGCGATGTTGTCGCAGAATACGATCAACCGTCCGCAATTCGTCGCCCGCCCGATACTGCTTACAGTGCAAACGCATTTTCCAAATACAGCCTGCGCGAAGGCCCGCGCATGAACCTGCGGGATCAGACCGATCCTGCTATCCGCGCTCGTGTTGCGCAGACCATCACATCCCGGGAAGAGAAGACGTTCGCTCAAAGGATCTTGGAGGCAATCTCTCCGAAGTCCTTCAGCACCTTCCGGCAAAACGCTCTCAACAGGTACAACTACCTGAGCGTTCTTGGCAAGAAAAAGGTTGCCATGATGGGTGGTGCCGATCTTCTGGCTGACGCAGATGCTGAGGCGGCGGCTCTTCTGTCCGATCTTGCTGCCGGTGTTACCGCCTCTGCTCTTGGTGTCAATGATCGCAAGGGCGGATCACCTGTTTACAAGCACTACTTCGTTGTCGAGGCAAACGGTCAAACACTGTCTCAGAAGTACACCAGCCGGTCAGCAGCCGAAGCAGCCGCCGCGAAGGTAAACGGTGTTGCGAAGGAGCGCGGCTACACAACGGTCGACAACTTCAATAACACCGTCAAAGGACCGGCTGCGATCTTTGCTCCGCTTGCCAAGTACAACGACCCGTATGCCTACGAACTGTTCAGCTTCTACTCCGGCGTGAAGCGTGGCAATCGGTTCATGTACAAAATTGATCCGAAGACCGGCAAGCCTGTTGAAAAGCTGTTTGAACCTGCCGACGTCCAAGAGGCGGCAAAGCTGGAGATCCAATACCCGGAGTTCAAGGACATCCACAAGGAGTGGATCGCGTACAACGACAAGCTCGTTGACTTCATGCGCGACACTGGGATCATCAGTGCTCAGAACGCGGCAGAGTTCAAGGCTCACGGAGACTACTTCCCCTTCTACCGGCAGATCGATGGCGATCCAGATGCAGTTGGACCGAAGATCTTCCAATCGATTGCTGCCGTCAAGCCGCCGAAGAAGCTCAAGGGCTCCGAAGCTCCTCTCGGAGACTTCCTTGAGAACATCGTGCGCAATACTCAATCCGCTGTTCAGGCGGGGATGAAGAACGTTGCTGCCCGCCGCGCTGCTGAGCTTGGTATGGATGTGGGCGTGGTCGATGAGATTGGTCCTGGCATCACGCCTGACCCTGTCACCTCGTTCTATGTCTTGGAGAACGGTCTCAAGAAGCACTACGAAACCAGCGATCTTCTGTTTATAAACGCCATCAAGAGCCTGAACATGCCGGATCTTCCGTTCATTGGCATGTTTGCTGGTCCGGCCAATCTGCTGCGGACGTTGGTGACGAAGGATCCTGGATTCATTCTGGCGAACCTGATGCGAGACTCCATGTCTGCCTGGGTGACTTCAGGCGTGAAGATGACACCAATCGTTGACACGGTCGCCAACTTTGGTCGAGCGTTGGCAAAGAAGTCTGGCGATTACGAAGCCCTGCTCAACGCTGGTGTCATCGGCGGGTATGAGTTTGCCCAGAACGTTGAAACAAGCGGCAGAGAGTTTGGTGGAGAGCTTCGCCGTCGGGCTGGAACCCCAACCGTTCGGGAGCAGATCACAAAGCCGATCACCTCTTTGTGGGGCGCTCTGGAACAAGCGAGTACAGCTTCTGATGCAGCAACTCGGATGGAGGTCTACAAGAAGACTCTTGCAGAGACCGGCAACGAGGCAGAGGCTTTGTTCCGCGCTCTTGAGGTGATGAACTTCAACCGCAAGGGATCGTCTGCTGTGGTCCGTATCTTGACCGCTGGGGTTCCGTTCCTCAATGCTCGGATGCAGGGCTTGGACATTCTGTACCGGGCGGCAATCGCTCCATCGTTGGACAAGTCGGCAAGTGATCGCGCAAAGCAGATCCAGAAGACCTTCTTTGTGCGTGGCTCCATGATCATGGCAATGTCAGCCATGTACTGGCTGATGACGCATGACGACGAAGAATATAAGAAGCAGGAGCAAGAAACCAAGGATAACTACTGGCTTCTTCCTTCGTTGGGTGTGAAGATCCCGATCCCGTTTGAAGTGGGTGTTCTCTTCAAGGTAATCCCGGAGCGGATCATGGCCTACACAATAGGCACCGATACCGCGAAGGATTTCAAAGACTCGATGATCCGACAGGTCACAAACACGTTGGCGTTCAATCCAATCCCTCAGACGTTTATACCAATCATCGAGACCTACACCAACTTCTCGTTCTTCACCCGTCGACCCATCATTCCTCAAGGCCTGGAGAACGTTGCCCCGGAGTATCAAGTTGGGCCGGGCACATCAAAGTTGGCAGAAGGTATCGGGAAGACCATTGGCATGTCTCCGATGCTCATCGATCAGTTGATCGGCGGGTACACCGGGACGATGGGCATGTACGCGGTTGACCTAATGGACTCCATCTACAACACGATGGCAGACTCTCCAAAGCCGTCTAAACGCTTTGAGCAAATGCCGGTTATTCGCAGATTTTCGGTCGATCCGGAAGCGCGTGGAGCGGTAACCGCTTACTACGATCTCCGCAATGCTGTAGACGAGGCGGTTCGTACCACGAACCTTCTTGAAAGGACGATGGACTACAAGAACTACGGCGAGTTCATGAAGGACAACATGAAGCTCCTTGCCGCCAAGGACTACGTAAGCGACATGGACAAGACGCTGAAGGAACTTCGAGAGATGAAGACTCAGATCCGCATCTCCACATTGAGCGCGGATCAGAAGCGGGACAACATCACGTCCATCAACAGGATGGAAAACGCTCTAGTCAAGAACATCCAAGAACTCAAGAAGATGTACCAGTCAGAATCTTGATGGTGTCATTGAGGACGGTCATCTCGTCCTTCTTGTAAACAGACCAGATGCGAGCCTGTCCATGGATCCCATTGAAGGATCCCTGATGGCAATCCTTGCATAAGGGGATGCAAAGATACTGAAGTCCTTGCTTGATGTGATGAGCGTCACTCGGCCCTGCGGCACCACAAACACCGCAGGGCATTTCTTTTATAAACGCCAGATGACGCTTTTCGTCAGCCTTTAGATTCTTGCTGTTCATGTCTTGTCAATCAAACTGACTCCAGCTAGTGGCTCTGTAGTTCCATGTGTCCTTTACTCTTTCCAAAGCAAGAGTACAAGTGTGATAACGATGTTGGCGATAGCGATAAGCTCGATCATGGTTTGTCCTTCGTCGGCCGATTCCAGACCCATATGGTGGCCTTGGCGTCTGTTCTTCCGCATTGGGAGATAAGGCCTTCATCCTCTAACACCTTGCGCCAGCGATAGATGACACCTCTGTCGAGGCCGGTCAGTGAAGAGAGTTCGTCAACGGTTCTCGGGGCCTTGACCCACAGGGCCAGCATGTCAGCCCACTTCTTGATGTTGTCAGCTCTTGCCACCTTCTCTCCTTTGGGGTTCGCCGTCCCAGCGCACGTTGCGCTCTTCCAAAATTGTTTCCAGCACATGCAGGAAATGGCGGTTGAGATCCACATAAATGTACCGCGTGGGGTTATTGACGGCGTTGTCGTGAGTGAGGAACGTATCGCCGGGGTCTATTTCTTCCACAAGCCGTTGTTGTGCCGAAAGCGCGGTGCGAACACGCTCCTCGACTGTTTGCTTTGACCAAAGTTTACCGGCGGGCCTGTCGGTATTTTCAGCTCTTGCCACCTTCTCTCCTCTGAATTTCTCTGTCGATATACCACCGGGCCTTCTTGAGATCCTCGATGGCGTCGTGTTTCAGGTCTGCACGCCAGATGTACTTGACGGCGTTGCCAAGACAAAAGCTCATGTGCTCGGTGATCTGGATGCACTCGACACCTGAAGGATGTCCAGTGTAGTGCTGGGGGTGATTGACTGGGTCGTGCATATGGGTATCCTCATTTCACAGGGAACGCCTTCGAGTTCCCACGGGCCTGTCCACACTTGCCGATCATGCGGCGGGTCGGTGCGGCGGCGGCAGGTTGCGCACTCCGACAGGTCAGTGCCGAGGCAACGGGCTACGTCGGCGGGAAGGGTCATGTCTTACTCCTCTCCAGGTCAGCCAGGCCACCCTTGGCCCGCCAGCGGCTGACGTACTTGATCACGTTGCCCTCGAAGTAGCCGATGCCGTTCGCGTGGATGTACTCCACCGGCTGGATCTTCAGGTCCTTGTAGTGGCCACCTGCCACCTGCACGTCGAGTGCGCTCATGCGTTCGTTCCTTCTGCTTTGGCGATGGCGGCGCGAACGACGTCGTGATTTCTACGCGCCGTGTCCGCTCTGCTTTGCACAAAGTTGCTCCCGTAAGCGCAGTCAGCGTACTGAAACTTGAGCCGCTCCAATGTTGGAAGCACGAGTTTCAATGCCGTCAGCAGTTCAGCGTTCAGCAGTTCCGCCTTCAGCCGCTCGGCTGCGGCGGCCCACCGAGCGTAGTTCTCTGCACGCTCAGCGAACTCTGCCGGTACACCAAAGTCTTTGGCGTTGATCGGCGGATCTGGTCGGTGTACGGCTTTGGATTGGTCAGCCATGATTCTTCTCCTTCAGCTTGGCCTCGATGGCGCGGGCGAGTTGCGTGTAGCGGTTGGGTTCGCTGTCTTCTAACGTCCAGCCCCGCTGCCAATCCAAGTCAGACTCGCGCACCGCGTCGATGATCTCCTCCTCGCTCAACGACCGCCACTCGCGGCGGGGTGGGGCGGTGTAGAGCTTTGTACCGATTGGTAGCTTCCAGACTAATGTCGGGTCGATAAACGGCTTGCTGCCCTCATAGAAATGCCCACGGCTCATGTAGTCTGGCTCTTTTTCTACGACCAACACCGGCTCGGCCTGCTCCTGCTGCGCCAGCGCGGCGCGCAGGGCGATGCGTGCCACGTGCTCAAACTCATAGCTGCGATGCGTGTCGTCTAGCCCGCATTGTTCCAACGCCTCCAGCGCCCCTTCATCAGCACAGGGTTTGCAATAGACGACGTAGCTGATGTAGGGGCCATGTGTGTCGCTGTAGCGCTTCAACACAATAGCGGCTGTGTCGGAGTGATGTTCTGCTGTGTGACCACATGTACACACTATCATAGCTGTTTAGCCTCATCAATAAGCCTGTGTGTTTTCTTTACTATATTGCTGTGGAAAGTGGTGTCAATCCAACCATCAGAATCAAAGACGATTTCATTCAACAAATCAATGAGTTTGTCTTGCATGTCAGCGTAGTCGCTGATGCGCTTCTGAAGAGTTAGCCAATCGAGTGGATTATTCATTTCTGCCATTTCATTGGAAACAAAGGTTCACGTCTCTTGATTGTCAGCCAAAACAGTGACGACTTTGATTTGACTGCACATGGCATCGTGGGCGCTCTCAAGCGTCCTAAATAGAGCACGCATTGTTGGAGTTTGCTGCTCAGGTTGAATACACTCTTGTCTATATTTGAGGGTGGAATAGTCATAGATGTGAACCCAGAGTGGTTTGTTGAAATATCCTGCACCAGTAATGGTTTCAGGAATGACAGCGACAATGCGTTCACTGCCTTTCAAATCTATCTGACATTGTGGAGGATGTTTCATATTCCTACCAATAGAAGTGCTGCAACAGTGCCTAATACTACACCAATGGTGCAGCAGACGGCGACAACAAAGAATGGCTCACGCTTGTAAACAAGCTCGATGCAATAGGGATGACGGGCTGGCCAGGCTTCCACGGTAGAGCGTGGAAAACGGCGTGTGGTGGTGTTCATATCTTCCCCATCGCCGCGTCGATAGCGGCATCAGCGTCTTCGCCGGTGAGAAGCGTCAACACCCCGTTTTCGTCGTCGCAGTCGATCCACACCCCTGCGGCATTGCCGATGACAGGAAGGATTTCTTGCGGATTGCGGTTGCGCAGGTAGCGGTAGCGCTCGGCGTCAGCGTGCAACCGGCGCAGTTCAGCGGCTGCTTGTTGCATAGCGCTGTAAGTTGACTGCGTGCCAACAGGCGCTTCTAATTCATCAGCCAACCGCAGGGCGGTAGGTTGGTCAGCCATTGTTCTTCTCCTTTAGCGCGGCCTCGATGGCGCGGGCAACGGTGCGTGAAAAGTGCGTGTCTTCTTGGTCTACCGCCCACCGTATGGCAGTGTCGCGCTCCTCCTCGCTCAACGACTGCCACTCGTGGCGGGGTGGGGCGGTGTAGAGGGGAACAAAATCAGGATGAGGCCGGTCCACGGAAACAAACCGCATTCCAGAATCATCTGTCAGCATCCAGGCTTTCGGCTTCTGCTCCTGCTGCGCCAGCAGCTTGCGGAAACGCTCGGCATAGGCCGCGAAGTGACCGCACCCGCCGCTCTCGTAGTCGGCCACAAACTGCTGGGCAGCTTCACGCAGTGTTGTCATGCGTTCTTCTCCTTCAGCGCGGACTCGACTGCGCGGGCGAAAGCTAGATTCCACCCACCCTGCTGCCCAGGCGTCTCGATGCCCATGCGTCGAATCTCCTCCTCGCTCAACCCCTGCCACTCGCGGCGAGGTGGATGGGTGTAGAGGGGCACGTCGTCCTCGCTTGTTTTGCGTCGCCAAATCGTTCCGCCGACGGCCATCCAAGCGTAGGGCGCCACCGGTTCCGGCTCCTCCTGCGGTGCGTTTACCCACTGCTCAAAAGGCACGCCGTTTGGATGCTGGGCATCAACCACAGTACATTTGTAACGCACTGTTGGCTCGTGCTCCTTCTGCGCCAGCGCGGCGCGGAGGGCGGTGATGGCGTCCATAACCTGCAATCGCTGTTTTTCAGCGGAACCAACGTCGTAATGCGTTGCCTCCAACGCCTCCAGCGCCTGCTGGGCGGCTTCACGCAGTGTTGTCATTCCATCCCCTTCCACGCTGCCGCCGCCAGGACGGTGGTGAAGATCGCGACGACCACGACCCAGAACCACATCGTGTCCTCCTTCGGGTCCTCGTTCTCCTGCCCGATGTCGGTGCAGGACTCTGCTGCCTCGGGATAGCGCCCCTGCTGGTCCGCACCTTTGGGGAGTCGACGCACTGTCGGCTCGGTGCCATCGGAAAACTCAGTGTCTTCGTACTTCACAATACCTCCTTGGGGATGTGGAGTAGGTCCTCCTTCAGCCGCTTGTGAAACGTCTCTTCGCTGTCGTCACTAGAGAGCAGGAAGTCGATACGTTCTAGGTACACCGCTGCCGCCGTGAGCAGCACGAGTCCCTCGCGGAACTCTGCCAGAGTCTCCTTGCTGAACTCGTCATTGGTCTCGATGACGGACGCAAGTCGGTCCGCCATGTTCTGCATGCGACACTGCTCGTAGTCGAAATACCCACCGCTCATACCAACTCCTTTCTCGGCACATGCTGTGCCAGCAGCCACTTGTCACCCAGCCGACGGAGGGCGCGTACCCATGCCCGCTGATTGTGCCGATCTAGGCGGCGGTCGCCCGAGGCCCACAGAGCCCGGGCACGGCGAAGTATTTTGGTGTTCATCAATCTTCCTTCACAAACGTTCCGTCCGGCATCAAGGTTCCTTTGCGGTCTTTGATCTGCTCGTAAGCATGTGCAAGGCAATCTTCCAACTTCATGTCGTGTAAAGCGGAGTAGTTGATTAAACAGACCAGAACGTCTCCGATGGCGTCCTTGATAGCCTCTCGGTCGCGTTTTCCCTCCGCATCGGCAAGCTCTCCCATCTCGGAGACCGCCTTCAGCAGTTGGCTTGCGGCTGTGGCGTTTGGGATGATCCGTCGAGCTTCCGCCCATCGGATCACTTCAAGTTCCAATGTGTTCCAACTCATCACTTCTCCTTGATGTGTCTTGCGATTGTAGCGCAGTCCTGTTCGCTGTCAATAGCGCTATTACCATGAAGAAAACCACACTCATCTATTGTTAGATCTCGTGTGATTTATTTGTTGTTTGGCGCAATTCATGCTCACGCAATCCTCTCCAGGGGAGGTTTTGAAAGCGAGACTCTGTGCTAAATAGCATAGCGTCTCTTATGGTTTTTGCGCCAAAATTCCATGACGTTCCGTTCCAATATGCGTATTCAATGGTTCCATAGTGGTCCCTTTGATAGACGCCTATCCTGACTGGAGGATCTGTAAACCACGGAGTCATCGCTTGATATTCTTTTCGCTCTTAACGGGAGCACGCGATTGTTCTTGAAATGTCGGAGCCTTAGTGGCGATGCCTCTGTCAGATGCCCAAGCGCGCAATGCTTGCGCTTTCAGCCTCTGACTCTCCCGCATGGATTCGGGAGACAAGCTCTTTGGCAGAGGGGAAGATTTCTTTTTCATTTGAGATCACCAGTTGGTTGATGTCTTCTGTAAACACATCTCCGAAAGTCTTGCCGGACGGGAAAGACATTTTGGAAACGCGGTTCATTTTGATGATTGCGATGCAGTCTTCTATCGCCTTGTTGTACCCGGCAACAAATTTGTCCCCACCTGAAAGACGAGAATCGATTCCCTCCCTTACAAGTTGAGACATGGCAATCTCTGTTTCTTCCGAGACCTTCTTCAAGCGCTCATGTTGCTCGGGAGACAAGTAGGCCATAAACGGTTTCAGCCTAGAAATCATCTTTTTCTCTTTCAAAGGCTTCGATGATTTCATCGAAAGCGGCTTGAGCCAGCCTGTTGCCATGTAGTTCGGTTCGAGATTCAATCCCGCACCGTTTACATAGCTCTTCGGCTGCTGCCATTTCGTTGGTCACCATCATGAATGTTTGGAACTTGGGATCTTTGCATATCATCCCGGCTCTTTGAACCCTGTTGTTGTATGGCGTGGGAGACTCATCATCTTGGATTCTGACGAGAGCACACGCATACCTTGCCCCAACAAAATCCCGAATCAACTCTTCCGGGATTTCATCCGGGTGCAGGGACAGGCTCAATATAAAGCCTGTCCTGTCCTGCTTCAGGGCGATCTTGCGTGCTTCAAACTGAAGCGCCACGGACCATGCCCTTCAGGATCTTGATGGAGTTCTCCATCAGCATCATTTCCATCCGAAGTTCATCGATCTCGCGCTGGAGAGAGACCGCATCCCGGCGCGGCACCTCAATGATGGCCGTGGTGATGGTGCTCTTTGCGGGCCGACCGCGCTTCTTGGGTGCATTCATCTTGCGGCTCTTGAGATCGTAGATGTACTGCTTGGAGGTTCCAAGCGCTTTTGCCACCTCGGCGGCAGTAATTCCGGGCTGTTGTTTCAACATTTCCATAGCACGGGCGGCTTTGGAGGTGTTGGCGTCTTGTTGCTGTTCCATGTTTACCTCTTAAAAGGAAAAGTCGTCTTCGTCGGTTTGCGGCTTCGGCTTGGGTTGTGGAGCTTCGTCCCGCTTCTCATAGCGGTCGACAGCGATGGACAGGAACGTCTTCCCGCTTCGACCTTGCCTCTTCCACCCGGAAAGGCGGAAGATATGGAGCCCGCCCTCTTGTCTGACGGCGGTCAGGTTGCGAAGGTCGATGGCAATCTCCCCGGAGTAGTCCGGGCTCTTTTCGCTGCGCTTGTTGTCCTTTGCAAACAAGACACCAGAGTCTGGTCTTTGATCAGGCATTTGCATTCTCCAGTTCAGCCTTCTTGTCGGCCATGACGGCCTTCACATGCTGGAACAGGTCAGGCCTTACCGTTTCCAGCTTTTTCAGGGACTCGATGTTCTTCTTCCAGTAAGAGCGCAGTCCGTCCAAGGACTTCACAATGATGACGTAGTTGACCATCAGTTGTGCAAAGTCCTCGGCGGCAAAACCCTCTTCTTCCTTTTTGTTTTCCAACTCTTTCTTGACCTCCGGTTCCTTCTTGACCTCCGGCTTTGTCTCCGGCTCTTCATCATCGAAGGTTGGCGGCAGATCTTCGCCCTTGTAGATGTACAGACCCAACCCGAACAAGCTCAGGCACTTGGTCATACACCGCATGATCGCGGTGTTTACATTGAACGCATCCAGCTTTTCAATGCGATCTTTGCCGAACTTGTCCTTGAGTGTTTTTCCCTCGACGCTGATGGGCTCGTTGCGCGAGTTCATAACCGGCAGCATGCACGCCCGGGTTGTGCCCTGGAGGGTCACCCGAACCCAAACTAGGGCGGTTCCGTTGACATCCATCCAGCATTTGACGTTGCCGTTCTCGTCTGTCCACGACTCAACATGGAACTGGGCATGAGGGTCGATCCTCAGCGCCTGCTCCCAGGCGTGTGACCACGACAAGTACGACAGGCCATTCTTCTTCTCGACGTACTTGTTTACATCGAGGGCGATAAGTTCGTTCGTGTTCATTCAACGGTTTCCTGAATGTATTGACTGCACCACTTTGCGACGCCGCAGAAGTTGCCAACGCAACGGCGCGGTTCTCCGGGTCTTGTTTCGACGTACCCCTTCTCTTTTTCTGCAAGCTCCTGCGCTTCATCAAGGCTCTTGAAGACGCGGATAGCGGTCTTCCTGCCCTCTCTGCGAACAGCGTAAGTGGTTTCGGACGCCCACCGCTCTTCGTCTGAGCACAGGTTGATGTCTTGGCCGAGCGCTGCTGCAAACTTGCTCTCTTCGTGAGCCTCCATCCGCTGGCGGATGTAGATCTCGGCATCCGAGTTGCTCCACATCGGGATGTTGACCATGACGATGGGGGCCTGGGGGTAGCCCTCCCGGTAGTCATGCCGGTTGTAGTCTCTGATCAATGCGCAGATCTTCAGGCCCACAACCTTCTGGTTCTTCTGCGTTTCAACGAGCCACTTGTAGATGTTCAGTTGTGTTGTCCAGTCGGACTTGTCGTTCATCACCGACCACGCAGAGGTGAACTTGTAGTCGATGATGACCACCCCGCCCTCGGTCTGCTGCTGGACATCGATGGCACCAGAGATGGTGATACCGTCGATCTGGGCGAAGATCCGCTCCTCTTGGATGTGGTCATCAAGCTGACCGCGCTCCATCACGACATGGAGGGCAGACCCCATAAGGGACCACAGCATCTCGCTGACATCCCTCTCCATTTCTTCTTTGTAGCGCTCCTGAAGCCTGCGAACGCGCACGGGAGACATCAGCTCCGTCACGCTGTACTCGGCCTTGCCCTTGCTGTAGTATTCCCGCGACGCCAGGGCGACTAGCGTCTCAGGCACCCCGAACTTGTTGGTGATCTTCATGGAACCTCCGATGTGTCCGCATGATAGCGCAAGCGAACAGCCCTTGCAATCCCTATCGCTGATAATTTTTGGTGAGCCCGCATCGAAGGCCAACAGTCGGCGGGTGGTCAGGATTGGCGGCACCTCTAGGCTGATCAAGAGCCAGAAGGCCTTGACCTACGCGGAGTTGTTTAGACAGCAGGCGGGGGAGGACAGGTGCATGGACGGTGACGTGCGGGTCACCCTACACATCTGGTACGCGTCCAGAAGGCCGGACCTTGATGAGTCACTTATCTTGGATCTGCTCCAGGGAGTTGCCTACCGCAACGACAGGCAGGTCAAAGAGAAGCACATCTACTGGCATCTCGATCCATCGAACCCGCGAACCAACATCGTTGTGGAGCAGATGGAAAAAAAAGACCCCGAACACGGTCGGGGTCGAAAGCGGCTCACGGGCCGCACAGGAGGGAGACGCACCTGATTGATGCGTAGTGTAGCACCGGAAGGTGGACAGGTTGGACAGGATGGACGCCCTTTTGGATAAATCCTTCCGAACGGGCACCGGAGACAAGGGGTCGCAAAACGTCGATCATCCTGTCCAACCTGTCCAAAACATGCGTGTAAACCACATGATCGGCGACTGGTACGGCATGTAAACGCAAAAAATGTCGCGTTAGCGACAAAGCCCTATAGAGCTTGACAACCGCTGTGGATGTGGTACAGTGGATCTTGTTGGCGTGAGAACCGACGTTCGGAGCCCTTGCTCATCGACCCGCCCCCCAGCCCCCGGGGGGTTCTCACCGGGTCGAGTAGCAAGGGCTTTGTCGTTTCTGCACCAACCGTACTCCGCACGACAGCAAGGGGTCTAGAGTGCCTGCGCGGAAGAAAAGCTCTACACGGTAAGCCGTGGGCTTGATGATGACGATGTGTGTGACAAGTCTTGCTGTGGCTCCCTTAAGTGCAGCCGTCTGGCTACAGCAAGGCTCTGCTAAATGGGTGCGACTCCCTGTGTCACTCCGAGTCGCCGTCATCATCAAGCCTATGGCCGGGGGCAGTTCCCGTAGAACCCGTGCGGCTAGCCGTAACCTCAAGCCGGGGGGTGTCTGAAAAGGCACATGAGGTTCCCGAAAGGGGGTGATCCTCTCCGTACTTCACTGTTTACAGTGGGGTAGGGGGAGCCTTTGGGTGATCTCCGCCAACTGGTGGGGTGTTTTGTGGAGATGCACATGGAAGAAGGAAAAGATGAAGCAATGGAGTTTCTCCGGAAACTACCGGAGGACATTGCGTCAGGCCGTCGCAGGTCTGTTCTTGTGTCTGTGATGGATGGTCATTTGGTCCTCAGTCAGTTTGGCGTGCCTGATGAAGAGGCGCTGTCCATGCTGATGCAGGCCATTCAGGTCTACCAGCTGGTCATGCTGGTAGACGAGACAGAGGTTCATTGAAAGGGTAGATCATGAGGATGGACGCTGAACGTAGCGCCCTTGGGAGAGACCAGGGCATTGCCATCGCGGAAGAGAACGCGGGCATCACGTGGAACCAGAGGGCGACTCAGATCGCCCTTTCCTTTTTCAGAGCCGCCGGTTCCGAAGGCGCTTTGTTTGAAGACGCCCGGGCGTATGCGGAGTTCCTTGAACTGCCGCCGCCACCATCGCCGAACGCCTGGGGGGCGGTAGCAAACTGGTTGAGCAGGAACAACCTGATCGTGAAGACTGGCGTTTACAGGAAGAGCCGGTCGATCAGGAGTCACGCAAGAGAACAACCTGTATGGAGGGTGAAGTGAACCTCGATGCAATGGAGACCCTGTACAAGAAGGTTGGACGTAGGTACATCCCTGTAGGTACGGCCATCCGTTTGCACGACCATTACGACAACTTCCTCAAGGCCGGTCAATGGAGGATGGAGTACTGCCCCAGAGATGGGCGGGGCAGGTTCTGGTATAGGGTTTCCCCTGATTGTGCAAGCTGGTCGGCGGCGGCTATGCTGGCCGAAGACGCAATGATCGAGGCGATCAACAAGGCGGGAACAGCCAAGCTACATGGCAGCATTCCTATGAGCAAGAAACAGCAGGATGCCGTTGCCAAAGCTACAGAGATCCTGAAAGAGGTTGGTCTGCTTCGGCCTTTGTGGTGGGAACACAGTTCTGCCTATGACATTGCTCAGGCAGGCATAGACGCAGTGAAGGAGTGGAAATGAGCACGCCGGGTCCGTGGAAGTGGTTTGAGACTGAAGATGGCAGATGCCGCATCAATCCAAAGGGCGGCGGTCTTGTGATTGCCGAGTGCGCGGTGATGGAGCCATTCAGCGAAGAGCAGCGTTCAAACGCTCGCTTGATCGCTGCCGCGCCGGATTTGCTGGAGGCATTGCGCAGTCTGGAGCTATCGGCTGATTTGCCCGCCATGTTCAACGATCCAGTGCGAGTTAAAGCCCGCGCCGCCATTGCCAAAGTACATGGCGACGCATGAGAAAGAAGAAGGCCACGCCACGCGGGCACATCAACCCGATGGCACACCTGACAACCATGATGGGCGTATCCCTGCTGTCAAAGGATGACAGGACCGTGTGGGCACTTGAGATGAGGGCGGCTCTCGATGCGGTGCGGGAAGCCAAGGCGACCAGGGATCACTGGAACACCATTTTCAACTCGGTCAATCTGGCAGAAGAATTTTCCCGGATGGGGCTGGTGACCGATCCTGACGGCATTCTGAAGGATGCCGAGAAAGCATGCGAACAGATCATCAAGCGGCAAAAGACAGGGGTGCTATCTGTAAGGGCAAGTGAACTTGCTGCTCTTCGTGCTCTTGAGTCGGCAATGATCGACGTGCTTGGTAGCGTCACAAACTCAGAGCGTTTCAACGCAGAAGAACGCGTGCGGGCAAGGACGCAGGCCGCTTTGAACGGATCTGTTCCCGGCGCAATCGTGTTGGAGTATCAAGATGAGCGATGAAGACAAGACCCTTCAACTGATGAATCAGACCTCTGGCGCACATTGGGGAGATCATGCCCACTTCCTGCGCTTCGCCAAGGCTCTCAATGATCAGGCGTGGGTGGAGCAGATGAGGCTGCGTCACGCCATGAACGATCAGGTACTCAAGTCCTACAACAACGGTAGGCAGGACGAGGCTTTTCAGTGGGGATTGCTTTTCGATCAACACATTTACACAGACTGCCCGAACATCGAGCATCCCGGGCGTCGACGGCCAGACTGTCCTGTCTGCCAGGAAATGGAACCAAATTGGATGCCATCACTTAAGGAGTAGTCATGCCATCGTCACCAGGGTACAAGAGGAACTACGAGCAAGAGTACAAAACGCAAGTAGGTAGGGAAGAGCATCCGAGCAGGATGGAAAGACAAAAAGCCCGCCGAAAGATGGATGCAAACGGCGTTGACCGGGCGGGCAAGGATGTCTCTCATAAGAAAGCTCTATCCAAGGGCGGCAAGAACAATGACGGGGTGAAGCTCCAATCCCCATCCAAGAACAGGAGCTTCCCGAGAACCAAGTCTGGAGCGATGCGTGATTGAGGCACTGGTTGAAGGCCTTGGCTTCAACGATCACGCGAGAGTGGCGTGTCCTTTTTGCACGCCCGACCGGAAGAAAAGTAGATCAAAGGACATGAGCCTGACCCGCTCTGACGGCGCGGTGCTGTACTTTTGCCACCACTGTGGTGAAAGGGGCTCAGTTCAAAACAGGAGAAAGATCTTGTCAGTGGTTCCAAGCCCGAAGGTTTTGCAGAACAAGTTGGATCTGACGCACCGCCAATGGCTACAGGGTCGAGGCATTTCAGAGGCCACAGCAGAGAAGGCAAAGCTGTTCTCGGCCCGCAAGTGGTTCGACAAGTTGAACCGGGAGGAGGCTTGTGTTGGCTTTCCCTACTTCAGGGACGGATCGTTGGTCGCGGTCAAGTACCGCGCCATCTCTGAGAAGGCATTTACACAAGACTCCGGTGGGGCGCATGACTTCTTTGGCGCGGATCTCGTAGATCCATCGAAGCCTCTCGTCATCGTTGAGGGGGAGGTGGACGCTCTGTCTCTGATGGAGGCAGGAGTTGAGAATGCGGTGTCAGTACCGGGCGGTGCGCCGGTCAAGGTGGCAGACGGCAAGGTACGCCCAAGCGAAGACAAGAAGTTCGCGTTCGTCTGGAATGCAAACGCCCTGCTTGAGAAGGTTCCCTACGTCGTTCTCGCCACGGATCAAGACGGACCCGGTCAGGCTTTGGCCGAAGAATTGGCAAGACGGATAGGCAAAGAGAAGTGCCGCCTTGCAAAGTTCTCCGGAAAAGATCTGAACGACGTACTCAATGACCCCTCACGGGGATCGCAAGCGGTACGGGACATCATCGATGCGGCCCAGCCTTACCCGATCAGCGGTCTTTCGGACGCGTCGACATACAGGGACAGGCTGGACGATCTGTTCTCCAAGGGAACGGGCAAGGGATCAAGCACCGGCTACCAATCGCTCGACGGCATTTACACAGTCGCGCCGGGGCAGTTGACCGTGGTCACTGGGTATCCATCCAGTGGCAAATCAAACTTTGTAGATCAGTTGATGGTCAACCTTGCCAAAGGGGAAGACTGGAAGTTTGCCATTTGTAGTTTCGAGAACCAGCCGGAGATCCACATCAGCAGACTGATGGAGATTTACACGCGCAAAAGATTCTTCGACGGGCGGGACAGGATGACAGACCAAGAGAAGGACGACGCCTTTGAATGGGTCCAAGAGCACTTTCTGTTCATTGATTCTCAAGGAGAAGAGCCAAGCACACTCGACTCCATCCTTGATCGAGCGCGGGCGGCTGTCAAACGAATGGGCGTAAGAGGTCTGGTGATCGACCCTTACAACTACATTGACCTCAACAAGGGAGAAGACTCCGAAACAAACGCAATCAGCAACATGCTGACCCGGGTGCAGAAATTCTGCAAAGCGCACGATGTACACGTCTGGTTCGTTGCTCACCCATCCAAGATGTCCCGGTCAGGAAATGACCAACCGAGACCGGACGGAATGAGCATCAGCGGATCAATGGCATGGTGGGCAAAGACAGATTGCGGATTGACAGTCCACAGAGCGGAGAAGTGTGTGGAAATAGCGGTGTGGAAGTGCCGCTACAGATGGGTTGGAACGCAGGGCGAAACGTCCCTGCTCTACAACAAAGTGGCAGGCACCTACTCTGAAGACCTTGACAAATTTTGAGGGCACCATGATTGATCTATTGGCAACACGACCCCACACGGATGTGCAAAGCCGTGCATGCGCGAGGCTGCTGACGGCGGTGATCGCGGATTCGATCCGCTCCATCGGAACCAAACCGTCCGCCATGGAGCAGCGTTTATACGAGTCCATGGGTGACTCGCACCTGTCCTTGAATTTCCTGTTTAACCCGACGTCACCGTTTGATGCCTATTGCAAGTTGATCGGACTCGACGCGGACCTGATCAGGCGGGCAATTTCGGGCAACGCGGAACATGGTCCGACGTCGATCAAGGTCTGGAGCGAATCGGAGCAAAGGAACGCGCAAGCCAGGATCCGCTGGTTCCTTGCAAAACCAATGGTGCCCATGGCCCCCAAAAGAGATGAGCCCGCCGAAGCGGGCCCTTCTTTGTCAACGAGATCAGCGAGCGTAAAAGATAGCCCGTTTACATGTTGGGTATCGACCGACGAATCGGGGAACCCGCTCGATGGTCATCAGGTAGACAGACCACCCTTGCCGACTCCATTTGATGTACTTCTCCGCATGCCGGACAAATCCGTCGTGCGGGATAAGGTCTAGGTCGTCCTCCTTGTAGGCCTCTTGAAGGAATCCAGGGTCACGGTCAGTGATGCACTTGACCCTGGGCTCATGGTGCATTGGGTTGCTGCGGCTCATTGGAGCAATCTCTCGATCATTTGGCGCTCGGTCGCGCCGTTCATCTGGCCGATCTCGTCCGCGATGTCCTTGGACTCCTTCAGCCCGAGCCCCCGGTGCATCCGAATGATCTTGATCGCCTCGATCTTCATACCCCTGCGCAGGGCGTCGAGCGCCTCGATTGCCCAACCGGGCGCGTCGATCACGTTGGCTGCGCGGATCAGCGCGTCCGGGTCGATCCTGGCCAATGTAAACAGCAGGCCCAGGGCGTCTCGTTTGCCCTCGGCCACGTCTTGCAGGATCTTGATGGCGTCTTGATAGTTCATGCGTCCCCCGACCCGTCACCAAGTCCGGCGCGGGTATTGGTCCCGGTGATCAAAGGCGGCGCGGTCGCCCGGGATGGCGCGGGCCGTGCCGATGCGCGTTCGTTGACGCGTTTACATTTGTGCGAATGCTTCCCTTCCCCTGCAGGGGATGGACTACTGGTCTCAAATCACGCCGGTCAGCATCAGCGCCGCGATCACGGCGCAGAGGATCAGCAACAGTCGGTCGTCGTCGTTCATCGTGCCCCCTTCATCTGCCCGAATGCCACGCGGCCCAGGTCCTCCAGTCGGTCGACCTGCACGGCTGAATCCCCGTAGGTCTCGCTGACGTTGTGCCCAATCCCCACGCCGATCACGCGGATCCCAAGCCCCCGGGCGGCGTCTAGTTGGCGGGCGGTGGTCCATACGTTGCCGTCCCCGTCGCTGATGCTGATCAGGATCTTGCGCTGCGCGGGGTGCGCCATCAGTGCTTCGGTCGCGTACCGTGCGGCGGCGTAGTCGTTCGTGTCACCCTGGCCATGCAGGCGGCGCAGGTCGGGCAGCGCCTTGCGCCACGGTTGGCCCCATTGCTTGAGGACCGTCGAGTCGGTGCCGAACGTGAGCAACAGGGACTCGCCTCGGGCCTGGGCGATAGCGTCGAGCAGGGCGGTGCATGTGGCCACTGCCAACCCAATTCGGGAAGTCGCCACGCGGTCGCGAATCATCTCCAGTCGGTGCGTGTCGCGCACATTGCAGCCGCCCGTGGGGAACATCGATCCGCTAACGTCCAGCATGATTGCCACTGCTGAGTCAACTCCATCCGTCGAATGACGGCGGGCGAACACCTCGCGCCTGCCTGTCGCCACGCTGGCGAGTGCGGGCCGGTGCAGGGTGCCGGACCGATAGCCGCCCTCGCGCCACTCGGTCGCGCTGTTCTCCAGCAGGCGGCGGACCTCCAGGCGGAGGCGGGCCGGGACCGCTGCCTCTGTGGGCCAGATGTCCATCGGCGCGCAAGAGGGCAGGCGGGCCCGCAGCACGGATTCCCGGGTGTAGGTTCCGCCCGGCGCGCTCTCCTCGGGCCTGGGTTGAGAGGGCTCGACCTCCCGTGCTTGCTGGTGCCCGCTGGGGGCCCTGGCGGGGCCTGTGGGCTCGTCCTGTGGTTCACCCTTGCCCTGGCCTTCGGCTGCGCCTTGCGCGTCTCCTGCGCCTTCCTGGCCGTCTTCCTGGCCGTCGCCCTGGCCTGCGCTCTGGCCTTGCTGGCCGTCCTGGCCTTGTCCTTTGCCCTGGCCTTGCGCGTCTCCTGCGCCGTCCTGTCCGTCCTGTCCGTCCTGGCCGTCGTCCTGGCCTTGCTGGCCGTCCTGGTCCTGGTCGCCTTGTCCCTGGTTCTGTTGGTTCTGTTGGTTCTGCTGGTTCTGTTGGTTCTGCTGGTTCTGTTGGTTCTGCTGGGGCGGCTGTTGCAGTTGATCGAACACCCAGCGGGCAAGCTCTAGGGTGTCGGCGGTCGAGTGGCAGGCGTCGAGCCGTGACGCGGCGGTGCGCCAGATCGGCAGCAACTCGGCGGGCGTGGGCACGGTGTGCCCGTAGCCGCGCAGGTAGACCGCCAGACTGAAGGGGTACTGTGCCGGGTCGGACCAGTCATTCACCGCCTCGCGGGCCTGGGTGACCATGGTACCGAGTAGCTCCCTCAGCAGGTTGCCAATGTTCCCGGTCAGTCCCTCGCGGATGGCGCGTCGCTCGATCCAGGCGTCCTCGATTGCGTTGTGGAGCGTGTCGACGTAGGGTCGACCGTCGGACCATGTGAACGTGGTGAGCTTTCGGTGCAGTAGCTCGTGCACCACATAGCCCGCGTAGTGGTGGATCGTGGCGCGGGTGACGGTGGCGGCGTCGCCGATATCGGACAGGATCATGTCGCCGCTGGAGTTAATCGCGGCGGTCTGGATTCGGCTCGACCACTGGACCGTGATCGGCTGCAATTCGAGCGCCTTGCACAGTCGATGCGCGAACGCCTCGAGCCCTGCGCGGGCCTCGATGCCGCGCATGGTGCGGCTCATAAGTAGATCGGTCACAGTGCGGACTCCCTGGCCACGAGGGCCTCATCGATGCAGGCGCTGTAAACGGCGGCGAGTGCGGCCTCCGACTCGGCGGGCTGGCGGGCAGCGATTGCCGACCTCCAGGCCTCGGCCACCGGCAGGACCTGGGCGGCTTCGATGAACGCGACCATCTGCCGGATGCTGGGGGCGTCGATGATGTCGCCGCTATCGACCTTCGACCGCAGCACGCCCATGCCCGCGACTAGGTGCGCTGCCAGGGCAGGAGTGCATCCGGTGTGCCGGGTCAGTGCCTCGGCCTCAGTGGCCGGGTCGAGGTAGCGGAACGGTACGACCAGCGAGAACCGCTCGGAGAACGCCACATTCATGGGCTGGACCCCGGCGTACCGGCCCGACGGGTCGCCCTGGGTCAGATCGTTCGATGCGGCTAAATACATGGTCCCTGGGGCGCGGTGCCAGACCTGCCCCGCGTAGGCCACTTGTGCCTGTCGTTCCAAAAACGCGTTCAGCGCCGACAGTGCGCCGGGCTGGCCCATGCCGACCTCGTCGAGCAAGCAGACCGCGCCCGGTGTGGTGTACGCGGCCAGGACCGCGCCGGGTTCGAACACGGTCGACCCGTTGCTGAGGCCGGTCGCGCCCAGGAAGTCGTCGCGGGTACTGAAGCGGTCGAACACAAACCGCCGGAACATGCGCCCGGTGCGGGCCGCGAACTGCTGCGCGGTCTGGGTTTTGCCGGTGCCTGCCGGACCTCCGAGCCACAAGTTGCGACCGTGGGTCGCGGCAACATGCAAGTGCCGCACGATGGACTCAGACCAAATGAAACACGGGTCAACGGCGGGGGCCTCGGGGTGACCGTAGGTGTCGAACACGAGGGGTCGACCCTTGGCGTCGGACAGATCTAGGCCAAAGAGGGTAAGCGCCGATTCACGCCCGGTCGGGCCGGACTCGGCCACTGCTACCGCCTGCGCCTGGGTGCCTGCTGTTTCAACGGCGGCGCGGTACGGTTCCCAGGCGGCCAGGACTTGATCTCTGATCGCGGCCTGGATTGACGCATCGTCTGCCCGCGGTGCGCGGGTCAGTGCCTGGGAGAGGCGGCGCAGTTCTGCGTCGGTGTCGTCTGCCCTCTGAATCGCGCCGTCGAGTCGGCCCTTGTGGTACTCGATCACGGTCCAGTGGCTGGCCAGGGTGTCGCCCAGTTTGCCGACCTCGTGGCAGGCTTGGGTGGCTAGTTGATCGGCGCGGTTGGCCGTTGTCTCCACCGCCTGGAGTCGACGGAGTGCCTCGCGGGCGGTTTCCTCTGCCCGGTCGGCGGCGGCGCGGGTGGCCGCGACGTCCGGGGCCTGGGGGCGGGGAGAGAAGGCGGGTTGTGGTGCGCCAAGGGATGCGGTGACGTTCAGCGGCTGGCTGGTCAAGTCGGAGATGGTCCACCGTCCCCGGTTGATGCCCGCCAGCAAAGCGGATTGCATCGTCGAGCGGGGTTGGGGTGACGCGTCGCCGGTCAGTCGTTGATACGCCAGCGACAGATCGCGCAAGGGTAGGCCAGATACGTGTTGTAGGGGGGTCATGGTCGTCACTCCTCGGTGGTTTCTTCAGCGATAAAGGCGGTGCCGTCGTAACAAACAGGGACACCGGCGGCCAACCATTTACGGGTTGTCCTCACGGTGTAGCCGCAGCCCGGGCAGACAAGCTTCAGCATGCGGGTCGTCTGGGTCTGCCTCTTCCCGGCCAGGATCGGCGCATGGGGGTAGTCCCCAAGATCGGCAAGGACCGTGGCCCATAGGTCCGGGAAGTCGGGGCCCGGGGCGGTGGCCTTGTAGCTGTCATCCATGGGCATCAGGCCCAGGTCAGCGACGGCGGCGCGGAAGGTGTTGCTGCCGCTGGTGGCTGCGCCTGGGAGTGAGTGGGCAAGCTCCCGCAGGAGCAAGCAGAGAACCTCGGTCGGGTCCGCGACGGTCGGGGAGATGAGGATCTCCCAGGTTCCGTCACCGGACGCGGTGTCGGGCCAGGACTCGGACAACGTGCCGGACCGGGTATAGGTCGAGGGGAATCCACAAGCGGCGCGGATGGCCGTCGGGAAGGGGGCGTGTATGCGCGCAGCCTGGATGGCGGCGCTCAACCACGATTCGCGGGTTGGGTGCATGGTCTCTCCTGTTTCCTCGCAGCACTAGCGCTGCGGGTCGCCTCGCGGGCGAGCCCTGAGCGTAACGGTGCAAACGGACCATGTCAATAGGGTCCAACGTGGGGCTAGTGCAAGCGCCGTGGGGTATGGGCGAAGCCGGACGGACTGACTGACAACGTGTACGCCCGCACGCGTAGCACAAGACAAAAGAAACACAAAGCCCGAGCAAAACAGAGGGTCAGGGCTGTATGAAGGTACATGCCCCTAGAACGCGTCAGAACGGCCCAGGAGCGACGCAAGGTGGTGGTACATGCCCTGGCCTTCAAAAATATAGATCTCGCCTTCCAGCGAGTTCTGCACAAGTTATCCACAAGCGCCCAGAGGGACTGCACAAAAAAGAGGCAGTTCTAAAGGTTATCCACAAGTTTTCCACAGTATGATGCGAACAAAGCCCAGGCGGGCAACGTATGCCGGGTGACGGTGCGGGACAGATCATCAGATACGGGGTAGGGTATGGGAACGATCAGCAGCGAGGAGTATCTGAGGGCGCTCGAGGACGTAGACCAGGAAGAGGAATGTGTAAACGATGAAGAGCCGGAGGCCGGGGCCGATGAGGAAAGCGAAGCGGAACAGTTGGCGGGGGCAGCAGAACCGCCAGGAGAGAGAGCAGGACTCAGGATCCAAACGCCAGAAGGATGGCGAAGGGTCCGACGGTTAACACCGGCACAAGAGGCGTTCGCCAGGGGGGTTATAGAGGGGAAAAGCTACCGCCAAGCCTACCGTGACGCATACCCGGGAGCGCAGGGACAACCGGGGTCAATCGCATCGAGCGCGTACAAGTTGAGTAGGGATCCGAGGATCCAGGCTCTCATACAGGCGGGTGATGACGAACACCAAGATGCGGTCGCGGAGGATCTGGCTGCGACTAAACGTTATGTGATGAGAAGGTTGGTGGAGATGAGCAAAGCAGGCAAGCAGGAAGGATCGAGGCTCAAGGCCCTGGAGCTACTCGGACGCGTAGCCGGTATGTGGCGTGACACTCAACCGACCGCAGATGAGAAGCCGTTGACGGCGGCGGAGTTGAAGGCGGCGCTGGCCGGACACTTGAGGCTGGTGCAGGGGCGCAAGGCGTGACCCACCCCTCCGGGGGGAGGGCCCTGTGTGCGGCTGACCACCCTCCTGCGCCTTACGCTCAAATCCGCTCATTCCATCATTGTTCCGGTTGATCCGCTCATTCCACCACTTTTCCAGTTGACCCCCCGTTCCACGTGAAACACTACCCCCCCGGGTATATATATATTTTGCGTAAACACAAGTACAATGAGAACAAGCGTTCTCAATGATAGCGGTTATGACGCGTAAACAAAGGAGGCTGTATGAGTTCATACAGGCGTACATCAAGAGGTACGGGCTGAGCCCTTCGTATCATGTGACGGCCAAGGCGTTGGGCTTGAGGTCGAAGTCCAATATTCACAGGATGGTGTGTGATTTGATAGCGCAGGGGTTCTTGGAGAAGGATCCCCGGAAGTTTTATGCGATCAAGGTGAAGAATGCTTCTGTCGAAACAGGAGATTGAGAAGTACTTGTCTGCGGTGGACAAGTTGCCGGAGTCTGAGAGGGCGAAGGTTCATGCGTTGCTGGGGCTTGATCGTCTTCAGCGGTGCAAGGATTCGTTCTTGTTTTTTGTGAAGCAGATGTGGCCTGGGTTCATTTCGGGCAAGCATCATCAGATCATGGCGAATGCGTTTGAGAGGATTGCGGAAGGGAAGTTGAAGAGGTTGATCATCAACATGCCTCCAAGACACACGAAGAGTGAGTTTGCGTCGTATCTGCTTCCGGCGTGGTTCTTGGGGAAGTTCCCGCATAAGAAGATCATTCAGACGTCACACACATCTGAACTGGCAGTGGGGTTTGGCCGGAAGGTTCGGAACTTGGTTCAGAGTGATGATTACAAGAAGGTGTTTCAGACGAAGTTGTCTGCGGACTCGAAGGCGGCAGGAAGATGGAACACGGACAAGGGTGGGGACTACTTCGCTATCGGTGTTGGAGGCGCTGTAACGGGTAAGGGCGCGGATCTGTTGATCATTGATGATCCGCACAGCGAACAAGAAGCAAAGCAGGGAAACCCTGCGGTGTATGACGCTGTTTATGAGTGGTACACATCTGGCCCTCGACAGCGTTTACAGCCGGGTGGGGCGATTGTCATTGTGATGACAAGATGGTCCAGCAGAGATTTGACGGGGCAGATTCTCAAGGGAAGCTCGAAGGATGGGACAGATGATTGGGAGGTGATTGAGTTTCCGGCGATTCTTCCTTCTGGGAATCCGTTGTGGCCTGGGTTCTGGAAGTTGGAGGAGTTGCGGGTTCTGAAGTCGGAACTGTCGGTTTCCAAGTGGGAGGCTCAGTACCAGCAGAATCCGACCTCTGAAGAGGGTGCGATCATTAAGAGGGAGTTCTGGAAGATCTGGCCGGACGAGGATCCTCCTTCTTGTTCTTACATCATTCAGAGTTGGGACACTGCGTTTGAGAAGCACAACCGGGCAGACTTCTCTGCTTGCACGACATGGGGCGTGTTTGACAGGGAAGATCGGCACGGAAACATGGTGCCGAACATCATCCTTTTGGATGCGTTTCAGGACCGGATGGAGTTCCCTGATCTGAAGAAGAAAGCGCTGGAGAAGTGGAAGGAATGGAACCCGGACTCATTGATCATTGAGAAGAGGGCCGCTGGCGCTCCTCTGATCTATGAGATGAGGAAGATCGGCGTTCCGCTGTCGGAGTACACCCCCTACAAGGGACAAGACAAGATCGCCCGGGTCAACTCGATTGCGGACCTGTTTGCCTCCGGGATCGTTTGGCGGTCTGATCATCGATGGGCAGAAGAGGTCATGGAGCAGATGGCTGCGTTTCCCAACGGGGACCATGACGACCTTGTAGACTCAGCAAGTCAGGCCCTGATGCGGTTTAGACAGGGTGGGTTCATTGCCATCGAATCAGATGAGAAAGATGAACAGTTTGATCGCAGGCCGATGGCCTACTACTGAAAGGCTCAAGAATGGCTACCAACATTGACTCCGCTTTGGTTCCGATGGAGATCCAAGAAGGCCCCGGGATTGAGATTGAGATCGAGGATCCTGAAGCGGTCAGGATTGGGATCGATGGTCTTGAGATTGAACTCACCAAGGAGTCTCCAGAGGAAGAGTTTGACGCCAATTTGGCGGAGTTCATGGATGAGTCTGTCTTGCAAGGGTTGGCGTCTGAGTTGATTGAGCTTGTCGATTCGGACATGAACAGTCGAAAGGACTGGACGGAGATGTATGTCAAGGGGCTAGAAGTCCTTGGCATGAAGTACGAAGAAAGAACAGAGCCCTGGTCTGGCGCTTGTGGTGTTTACAGCCCTCTTCTGACGGAAGCGGCGATTCGTTTTCAGTCGGAAATGATTACCGAGACGTTCCCGGCGCAAGGCCCGGTGAAGACTCAGATCATTGGGGCAATCGACAAGTACAAGGAAGAAGCGGCAGAGCGCGTCAGGGATGACATGAACTACCGTCTGACGGAACAGATGGTGGAGTACCGCCCGGAGCATGAGCGGATGCTGTACTCCCTCGGTCTGGCAGGCGCTGCCTTCAAGAAGGTCTACTACGACCCGAATCTTGAGCGGCAAGTTGCTGTTTACATCCCCGCCGAAGAGGTGGTGATTCCCTACGGCGCAAGCAACATTTACGTGTCAGAGCGCGTGACTCACATCATGCGCAAGACCAAGAACGAGATGAAGCGGCTACAGGTGGCAGGCTTCTATCGTGAGGCAGAACTTGGAGAGCCGGTCAGGTTCTTCAACGACATTGAGAAGAAGAAGGCAGAAGAACAAGGCTACTCTCTGAACGATGATGATCGGTATCAGGTTCTGGAGGTTCATGTCGATTGGGATCTGCCGGGGTATGAAGACGATTTTCCGCTGCCGTATGTGATTACGGTAGAGCGCGGAACTCAGAATGTCTTGGCTATCCGGCGGAACTGGAGGCAGGATGACTCGAGAAAGCTGAAGAGGAATCACTTTGTCCAGTACACCTATGTCCCAGGCTTTGGGGCGTATGGACTTGGCTTCATCCACATCATTGGTGGATACGCGAGGGCAGGAACATCAATCATTCGGCAGTTGGTCGACGCCGGAACATTGAGCAACCTCCCTGGAGGCCTGAAGGCAAGGGGCCTGAGGATCAAGGGAGATGACACCCCGATTGCGCCGGGCGAGTTCAGGGATGTCGATATTCCGTCAGGCGTTGTGCGTGACAACATCATGCCGCTTCCATACAAAGAGCCCTCTCAGGTTCTGGCGGCCCTTCTGGAACGCATTACAGAGGACGGAAGGCGGCTTGCTGCCATTGGAGATCTGAAGATCGCTGATATGTCAGCGCAAGCTCCGGTTGGAACCACACTGGCAATTCTTGAGCGAACCCTCAAGACCATGAGCGCGGTACAGGCTCGGATCCACTCCAGCCTGCGCACGGAGTTCAAACTTCTCAAGGAGATCATCCGGGATTACATGCCCGCCGACTACCCCTACACCCCAGAAGGAGGGGATAGGGGCGTCAAACAAGACGACTACGATCAAGTCGAAATTATTCCTGTCAGCGATCCAAACGCTGCCACGATGGCTCAGAGGATCATGCAGTATCAGGCGGCCATTCAACTGGCCCAAGGTGCTCCGCAGATCTATGACTTGCCGCAACTACACAAGCAGATGCTTGAAGTGTTGGGCATCAAGCATGTGGAAAAGCTGATCCCTGCGGCAGAAGATCAAAAGCCAAGAGACCCGGTAACGGAAAACATGAGCGTTTTGATGGGCAAGCCAGTCAAGGCCTTTGCCTACCAAGACCACGAAGCTCATTTGGCAACGCATCAAGCGTTCATGCAGGATCCAAAGATTGCCGCGACCATTGGACAGAACCCAATGTCTCAGCAAATGATGGCTGCACTGATGGCACACATTGCCGAACACGCAGCGTTTGCGTATCGCGCTCAAGTTGAGATGGCTTTGGGTGTGCCTTTGCCTACACTGGATGACGACAACGAAGCGCCAATCGGCCGCAACGATGAAAGAGCGCTTGCCCCGCTCATTGCTGCTGCCGCTCAGCGCACGATGGTTCAAAACCAAGCTATGGCTGCGCAAATGCAGGCTCAACAGCAGGCGATGGATCCTGCCCTTCAAATGCAGCAGGCAGAACTGAACCTCAAAGCTCAGGAGTTGCAGCGCAAGGAAGCAGATAGTCAACGAGATTTTCAAATTGCACAACAAAAACTGCAACTAGAATCTCAGCGACTAATGATGGACGCACAAAAAAGCGGCGATCCAGCATTAAAGGCTGTCATGGCTAGACAAGACATGGCGCATAAAGAGCAAAAACATCAACAAAATATGCGTCAAGCGGCGCAAAATCAAGCGATTAAATTTAGTCAACAAATGGCGAAGCCGCCAAGGAGTAATAAGTGACCACTGCGCTTTCCGTGGTACTAAGAGATGTAGAAGATCGCAGACAAATCATTGCAGAAGCCCTCATTGCGGGCTCTGCAAAAGATTTTGCAGAATACAAGTCCATGACCGGCGAAATCCGAGGTCTTTCGCTGGCTCATTCCATGGTCACTGACCTTGTGCGAAAACTGGAGAATGATGATGAGTGAACTGCTCCTGGCAAATGCAGATGGAAGTACGTCTGTTTTGCCTCCAACTGATGCCGAAAAGGCCCGTCAAGTGCCCGATCCGGCGACTTACCATATTCTGTGCATGGTGCCAAAGGCGGAAGAAGAGTACGAGAGTGGTCTGGCCAAGGCCGGACAGACGATGCAGTACGAAGAAGTGCTGTCCCCCGTGCTGTTCGTCGCCAAAATGGGCCCGGATTGCTACAAAGACCCTTTGCGCTTTCCTTCTGGGCCTTCGTGCAAGGTCGGAGACTTCGTGCTCGTGCGCCCAAACTCGGGCACTCGACTGAAGATCCACGGCACTGAGTGGCGGATCGTCAATGATGACTCCGTCGAAGCAGTGGTTCAAGACCCGCGTGGCATCAAGCGCGCATAAGGAGCAGACACATGGCTGATTTTAAGTTCCCGGACGAGATTGAGTCGAAGTCCGAGCAGGAAAACGGCGTCTCTAGTGATGTTGAAACAGAACTTGAGACCGAAATCGAAATTGTTGACGACACTCCAGAAGAGGATCGCAATCGCGCTCCTATGAGGGAGCCTCCGTCGGATGTGACGGACGAAGAACTGGAGCAGTACAGCGACGGCGTCAAGAAGCGCCTCCAACACTTCTCCAAGGGCTACCACGAAGAGCGGCGGGCCAAGGAGGCAGCTTTCCGTGAGCGCGAAGAAGCTCTAAAACTGGCTCAATCGCTGGCAGAAGAGAATAAGCGTTTGCACGGAACCCTTGGTCAAGGGCAGAAAGCCCTGATTGAGCAGGCAAAGCAAGTCGTTGGAAGTGAAGTTGAGGACGCCAAGCGCGAGTATCGAGCCGCGTATGAGGCTGGGGACGCTGAAGCGTTGGTCGCGGCGCAGCAAAAACTGACTGCCGCCACCATCAAGATGGATCGAATCAATTCGTTCCGTCCCCCAGTTGCACAACCTCAACAGAATGTGGTACAAACGCCGCCGTCAACTGTTGAAACGCAGGTTCCAAAGCCTGACGCCAAAGCCATTGCGTGGAAAAACGCCAATCCGTGGTTTGGTTCGGACGAGGAAATGACTGCGCTTGCAATGGCGGTACATGAAAAACTTGTGAAGCAAGGTGTAGACACCTCCAGTGATGACTACTACGGGCGGATCAACGCTCGGATGCGTCAAGTGTTTCCAGATGCGTTTACCTCTGCGAAACCGAGCAAAACTGTGGTGGCACCGGCAACGCGCAGCACAGCGCCCAAGAAGATCGTGCTGACGCAAACGCAAGTGAATCTTGCAAAACGTCTTGGCCTGACGAATGATCAATATGCCAAGGCTGTGGCGGAAGAAATGAGGAAGCAAAATGGCTGAACGAATCTCCCGTGATATGGATACTCGTGCTCGTACCGAGCGTCCGAAGCAATGGATGCCGCCGGAACTACTTCCCTCCCCCAACCCGGAGGAAGGTTATGAGTTCCGCTGGATTCGCATCAGCACGTTGGGTCAGAACGACCCAACCAATGTGACCTCAAAGCTCCGCGAGGGTTGGGAGCCCGTCAAGGCATCCGAGCACCCCGAAATCATGCACATGGGCAGCAACAACGCTCGCTTCCCGGACTGCATTGAAGTGGGTGGCCTCATGCTTTGCAAAACCCCCAAGGAGTTTGTCCAACAACGCAATGTTCACTTCCAGAAGATGGCGGACGGGCAGATGCAGTCGGTGGACAATTCGTTTATGCGCGAGAATGATCGTCGGATGCCGCTGTTCCGTGAACGCAGCACCGAGGTGAAATTCGGGCGCGGTGCAGCAAACTAGGAGTTTTGAATGTCTTATCCCTCTGTTGATCGGCCTTACGGCCTGATTCCGCAGAACCTGATCGGCGGACAAGTCTTCGCAGGTTCGACGCGGATGATCCCGATTGCCTCCGGCTACACCACAGGTGTGTCTGGCGGCGGTCTCTTCTTTGGTGACCCGGTGAAGTTCACCAACACCGGCACGCTGATCACCTCTGGTCTGGCGTATAACACGGCTGCGGCGGAGACGGGCGGCACGCTCGGCATCTTCCTGGGCTGCGAGTACAGCCCTGCCGGTGGTCCGATCTACGGCAAGATCCGCTCCCAGTACTGGGCCAACGGTACGGTCGCCCCGGACGCCGTGGCTTACGTCTGCGATGACCTCGATGTCATCATGAAGGCAGCGGTGATCAGTTACACCACCGGCTCGACCATCGCCCCCGGTGCGGTCAGCGCTCTGTCGCTGGGCACGAACGTGTCCTCGATGGCCACCAACACCGCCAACACGGGTGTGAACGCCAACACGGCGGGCAACTCGAACGTCGGTGTGATGGGCGGCTCGGGCAACGCTCGCCTGCTGACCACGACCCCGTTCCGCATCGTCCAGTTGGTGGAAGACACCAAGATGGTCACGCAGTCCATCGGGGCCACGACCAACGCCAACACGGCTGTCACGCTGACTGCGGCCAACGCCGACGTTCGCACGGGCATGCTCGTGACGGGTGCTGGTATTGCAGCGGGTACGGTGGTGGCTGCTGTCTCGGGCACGTCGGTCACCCTATCGGCCAACGCCACTGCAACGGCCACGGGCGTCACGCTGACTTTCGTCGGCTACCCCGAAGTGTTGCTGAAGTGGAACTTCGGCTACCACGCCTACCAAGTCGCCGTGGCGATCTGAGGAGTCTGAATCATGGCAATTTCTCGCGCACAACTTCTCAAGGAACTGCTGCCCGGCCTGAACGCTTTGTTCGGTCTGGAGTACAAGAAGTACGGCGAAGAGCACAAGGAGATCTACGAAACGGAGACCTCCGACCGCTCGTTTGAAGAGGAGACCAAGCTCTCCGGCTTCAGCGCTGCTCCGGTGAAAAACGAAGGCCAAGCTATCGCGTATGACAATGCGCAGGAAGCCTGGACCGCTCGTTACAACCACGAGACCATCGCAATGGGCTTCTCCATCACCGAAGAGGCGATGGAAGACAACCTGTACGACAGTCTGTCGGCGCGGTATACCAAGGCCCTGGCTCGGGCAATGGCTTACACCAAGCAGGTCAAGGCAGCGTCCATCCTGAACAACGGTTTCAACGCCGCTTTCACTTACGGTGACGGCAAGAGCCTGTTTGCGACGGATCACCCGCTGGTCTCTGGTGGCACCAACAGCAACCGCCCCACGGTGGCCTCGGACCTCAACGAGACCTCCCTGGAGAACGCCGTCATCCAGATCGCTGGCTGGACTGATGAGCGTGGTCTGCTGATCGCTGCCAAGCCCCGGAAGCTGATCGTTCCTCCGGCCCTGATGTTCGTTGCGACGCGCCTGCTGGAGACCAACCTCCGCGTCGGCACCACCGACAACGACATCAACGCGCTGAAGAACAATGGCAGCATCCCGGAAGGCTACACGGTCAATCACTTCTTGACCGACACAAACGCTTGGTTCCTCAAGACCGACGTCCCCAACGGTCTGAAGCACTTTGTGCGTGTAGCCATGTCGACGTCGATGGACGCCGACTTCGACACCGGCAACAGCCGGTACAAGGCCCGCGAGCGCTACAGCTTCGGGGTCAGCGACAGTCTGGGCGTGTACGGCTCCCCCGGCGCAAGCTGAGCCAAAACAAACCCCGCACGCCTCTCAACGATGCGCACCAGCGGGGTTCCTCAAGGCCCCTTCGGGGGCCTTTTCTTTTGCCTCAGCCTGTGCTAGGCTCGGGCAAGGCCCGAGAGGTCAAGCCGAGGACATCCTATGTCAAATTTCATCGAGAACTCCAACCGTGCACCTGAGCTGCTGGAGTCGAATCTCAAGTCGCTGATCACACCGGTGGCGAACTTCGTTGCCACGCTGACAGCGGGGGCAGGGTTGACCGTCGAGATGTTGGGCGACGATGGGGTCAATTACGGCACCTTCACGTTGACCGCACTGAATGTGCCGGTGGGGTCTGGTCTGTTGACTGCCTTTCCCGCCCGGATGCAGTTCCGTGTGACTGCGGGCACGGGTTCGTTCAACATCAAGGTCGTCATCACACCGTAAGGACACATCATGAGCACGTTTACCCCCGGTCCGGGCACCAAGTATCTTCTCTATTCTGGTGGAACCGTACCAACGGGTTCTGCTAATGGTGTCCTATATCTTGACGCAAACAAGGTAATTACCAGCGGTACTGCGTTGGCCTTTAACGGCACGACGCTGAGTGCCCCTGCTGTACAGGTTGACAACCTCAACTTGGATGGCAACACGCTCCTTGCCACCGATACCAATGGTGGCATAAACCTTACTCCCAACGGTACAGGACGTGTCACTGTTACCAATCTGACGACGACGTCGCCTCGGATTGTTACCGGCATCAACGACACGAATGGCAACGAGCTGTTCTTGTTCACTGCCACAGCTTCAGCGGTCAATGAGGTGACGCTGGCTAATGCTGCCACTGGTTTTGGTCCCCGGTTTACAGCGACGGGCGGTGACATCAACATCAATTTGGTGTTTGAGGCCAAAGGCACTGGTCAGGTGCAAGAGCGCATCACGTCCACCAACTATGCGCTGGCTTCTCAGTTTGACGTTGGCACAGAGCCCAACGACATTTCGCTGAACCAGTATCTTGGCACGCTGGCGTTCCAGAGTGCTGAAGCGGTGTCGGTGGGTTTCATTAGATCTAACGCAACCAATGGTTCGGGCTATGCGTTGGGCGCTGGTGGTGCCATCACGCAAGCGACTGGCCGCACCACTGGTGTCACTGTCAATGCTGCCTGCGGTGCCATCACGCTGGTGTCTGCTGCCGGGTCTACGTCGCCTTCTAGCTTCACTGTGACGAACAGCAGCGTAGTGGCGACGGACGTCATCATCCTCAGCCAGCGCAGCGGCACAGACAAGTATGTGTTGTTGGTGACGGCGGTTGGTGCTGGCTCGTTTGAAATTACGGCATACACCACTGGTGGCACGACGACGGAACAGCCTGTCATCAACTTTGCCGTCATCAAAGCTGTTGCTGCTTAACAGGGGGCAATATGAGTCTTTCACTAAACTATCCCACCATCAGCCCTTCGTTGCTGCTGGACTTTGCCAACAGCGGCAGGCTTGATCCTCAAGTCACTTTCACTCGTAGCAGCACGGCGACGTTCTTCGACGAAACGGGCGTGCTAAGAACAGCAAACAACGATGTCCCACGCTTCGACTACAACCCTGCTACGCTGGCGGCTCAGGGGCTGTTGATTGAGGAAGCACGCACCAATTCCATTCGGAATAACACTGGTGTGGGGGCAGTGGCTGGTACGCCGGGGACAGACCCGACTAATTGGGTAAATACTATTGCGGCTGGTATTACGCAGCAAATTGTCGGAACAGGAACTGAAAACGGCATTACATACATCGACTATAAGTTTTCTGGAACTGCTGCTGGCGCTACCGTTATTCGTTTTGATGGAGAGACACAAGTTGTTGCGTCATCTGGTCAGGCGTGGACTGGCAGCACTTACGTCAAACTTGTAGCGGGGTCTCTTACAAACCTTGGTTGCTCGTTAAATATGCGTCAAGGTCTTGCCGCTGGTGGCCTTGTGTTGAATACAGACGTAGCTTTTACGCCAACCTCTGCCGCGCTAAATACTCAACGAATTGTCAACTCCGTTGCCAGTATGCAGGTAACAACGGAACGCATAATTAACCGCATCATTATTAATAGCACTGGTGCCATCGACATCACCCTCCGCATCGGCCTGCCCCAACTCGAACTCGGTGCCTTCGCAACTTCCGTCATCCCCACCACCACCACAGCCCTGACCCGTGCGGCAGATGTGGCGAGTGTAAATACGTTGTCGCCTTGGTTTAATAGCGCGTCTGGTACGATTTACGTTGAAGCGTCAATTCCTTTTACAACAGCAAATAGTCGCGGTCCAATTCGTTTTGATGATGGAACTGACAGCAATCGCATCATGATGCGCAATGGCGGCGCAAATTCACGTTTTGACGGACGTGTAGTGTCTGGTGGCTCGAGCGTAGCAAACTTAGAGTCTGCTGCAACTGCAATCACTGAAAACACAACTTTTAAGGCTGCTTTGGCATATGCGGTAAACGACTACTCGATGTCACTCAACGGCGGTACGCCACTAACAGATACAAGCGGAGCATTGCCCATTGGTTTAAGCAGGCTTTTGATTGGCAACGCAGAAAACACAACAAACCCTGCTGGATCGCTAATCCGCCGCATCGCCTTCTACCCCGTGCGCTTGCCCGACGCACAGCTCCAAGCCATCACCGCCTGAGGAGCACACATGAGTCTTTCACAGAACTACCCAACAACAAGACCCACTCTGACGCTTGACTTTGCCAAGGCTAAGCGT